GTCAGTAAAAACGCAAATCTTGGAGGAAGTGGGTTTTCTGCTTCCTACCAAGAAACTTCTTTCCTCTAAGGAAAAGGTTGAAATCATGGAGCAGTTTTTGATGATGCCAGCTTGCGAAGTGGTGAAGCTACAGCAAGATGGGCGTAAGGCTGTTTTTGTTCAACAGATAGCAAAGCTGCTCTATAACAACAATCTTGGAGAGTACTTTAATGTACTGAAAATGTGCCGAGATATGGCAGCAGAGGAAGAAGAAAACAAAGGTGCTTTTCTTAAATAAAAGCTATTGTTGGGAATAAATTAGGAATAAAAGTTATTAATATGCCATTATCAAGAGATGAAAGCAAGCGTAAAAAACAGCTTGCAAACCTTGAAAAAGGTAAGTTTAAAAAAGGTGGAGTTGGCAACCCCAAGGGCAGACCACCAAAGCCTAAGACGATGTCATTGTTCATCGAGGAAATGAAGGAGAAGGGTTACGAAGTGCCTTCCTCTCAGATTATCGCAGAGTCTTTTCTATATATCGCTACGCTGCCCGAAGACGAATTGAAGGCGGTGTTGGCTGATAAGTCACGCCCGATGATGCAACGCATTATTGCCAAGGGAATACTTGACAAGAAAGGACTTGATGTACTCGAAAGAGTTATTGATAGAGCCTACGGAAAGATTCAGCGCATTGACCTTACAAGCAAGGGCGAGCAGATTAAGCAAGACCCATTGCAAGTACATGTCGTTACCAATAATGAAGAGTATCAGAAGATACTTGCTGAGATTCAGAAAGAAAAGGAAAAGAAGGATGCTGAGCCAGATAAAAATATAGGAGAATAATATATGAAAATACAGAAGAAATGGGCTATGCCAAGTGGTGATACTTTCGGTATAAAGCCAATCAAAGAACTTTTTGATAAATATAATAAAGGTGGTGTTATTATTGACCCATTCGCAAAGGATTGCAAGCTCGGAACAATTCGCAATGACTTGAATCCGAACTGTGATACACAGTATCACCTTGACGCATTAAAGTTCCTTCAAGGGCAGAAATCTAACTCTGCTGATATGGTATTATACGACCCACCTTATAGTGTTACACAAGCATCTTTGCTATATAAGGATTTTGGTAAAGAGAAATTGGAGATAAATGTCTCTAATGCCAAATATTGGTCTTTATGTAAGAAGGAGATAGCAAGAATATTAAAGAATGAAGGTATATGCATTTCTTGTGGTTGGAATACACAAGGAATAGGAAAATGTAACGGAGCGGTATGTAAAGAGATTCTTATCGTAGCACATGGCGGTTCGCATAACGATACCTTAGTCACAGTTGATGAAATAAAGAAATAAGAGCAAAGAAAGGATAACAGGGATATGCCGCACGTATATTTAGCAAAGAACTACATGAGGGTGAAAGCAGCGAAGGAAGCAGGATTCACAACTTGCTCTCTTCAAGGAAGCTCACGTTCTGCCAAGACCTACTCGGTTGTGCAGTTCCTTTGTATGTTTTGCTTCAACTATGCTGGAACGACCGTTTCCATCATTCGTGCTGGTATGCCTTCCATCAAACGAACTGTCTATCGTGATTTTAAGGATATAATGCTCAACTTTGGTTGGTGGGATGATAAGTGCATGAATAAATCGGAGTTTGTTTATACTTTCCCAAACTGCTCTTGGATTGAGTTCTTCTCCACCGATAACGAGCAGAAGGTGCGTGGTTCTAAGCGTAAGATACTTTTCGTAAATGAGGCGAATGAGCTTTCTTTCATCGAATGGCAGCAGCTTCAGATGCGTACCACGGAGTTCTCTATCCTTGATTATAACCCTTCCTTCTCAGAAGACCATTGGATAAATCAGGTAAATGAGGAGAAAAGCACTTATTGGTTTATATCCACATACAAGGATAACCCTTTTCTCGAACCAAAGGTTATTGCTGAGATTGAGAGCCTTAGATGGAAGAATCCGAGCCTTTGGCGTATCTATGGCTTAGGATTGCGCTCTATGGTTGAGGGCTTGATTTTTAAGGATGTAGTCATTGATGATTATATTCCTATACAAGCGCACAGACACCGATACAGAGGTATTGACTTCGGTTACTCCAATGACCCTACGGCGATTGTTGATGTGTATATCTACGGAAAGATTATCTATATAGATGAAATATGCTATCAGACAGAAATGCTTGCTTCTGATATTATTAGGGTATTGAAAGAGGATAAAAAAAATATTGAGGTAATATCAGAGAGTGCCGACCCTCGTCTGATTGATGAAATCTATAATGCTGATATTGATATAAAACCTGTAAAGAAGTTCGCAGGTTCTATTCAAGCTGGTATTATGAAGATGCAAGAATACACAATTCATATAACAAAACGTTCTACAAATGTAAGAAGGGAATTTAATAATTATACCTACCGCCAAGACAAGGAAGGAAAGTGGCTTAATGAGCCTATAGATATGTATAATCACGCTATAGATGCATGCCGATATGTTGTCATGGAGAAGTTATTGGGCGATTATGGCAGCGGAATGCAAGCCGCCGACATTCTCGGTCTGATGGGTTAAAATCGAAATGCTTATGAGACGAATATATGATAAACAGCCAAGGGAGCACCATCGCAAACGCTCCCACTATAATAGCAGAGGAGTAGCCAAATTATCCTTTGATAATGAGAAGGTAGCCGCAAGATACATAAAGAAAAAGCGGCTGCTCGGTTACACCGCATATCTTTGTAGTGAGTGCAATCATTGGCACATTGGAAGAAGTAAAACAAAATAAGGCAGAGAAGAAATCCTCTTCCCTGCCCAATTCCTATGATAGTTTTACATTCTTTACTAACCAATCACCGATGGTAAGATGCTCGGCTTCTGCTTTATGTTTCAATAAGAAAAGATAGTCTTTATCAATAGACGTATGAAGCATTGTTTTATTAAGCTTCTTACGCCCTGCGCCTATCCTTGCGCCTCCGCTTCCTTTCTTTCTCATTTTATGCTTTGACCGTGATAGCGAGGGCTGAATAAGTTATTAATCAATTATTGTAATGAACTCAAATTCATCTTCAATCACATCATTCTTCCAATAAATAGCCTTAACCTCATTTAAGGTCTTATTCCAATCCTTAATAGAGAAAACAAACTCTATGATTTCGTTATTGTTCTCCATTTCATCATTGATGTATGAAATAGACCATTCATTGCTATCTACTTCATTGATGCAAAACGCTTTCTCGCTTGCCTTGCTCAACTGTTCAAGGTCACTTGAAATAGTGAACGTCAAACTTTTCTTTCTACCGATGATTGATAAACCATCTTTGCGTGTAATTTTGATTTTCATTGTTGTATCTCCTATTATTAATTATTTACACCGCAAAAATACTAATTTATTTTGAAATCACAAAAGTTTTTTCAAAATATCTTTTAGAATTTAAATATATTTAAGTAATCTCAGACTTGTTTATATACAGAACCTCATTTTTTTTAATAGCATCTATTAATTTATTAACTTTGCCTCAAAATAAACGTTTATTATATGAAAGCAATAGAACAGATAGTAGCAATACAAGATGCGAACACAGTCCGCTCGGTATTGACAGCAAGGAAGAAAGGCTTTAAGACACCACTGAGTGCGCTTGAAGAACAATGGAATCCGTCAAAGCATAAAATCTTTGATGAGGATTTCCGTCCTAAGAAACGAATCAAAGTACCTACGGGTCAGTATGACCCTATCACACAGAAACCGATTTATAAGGATAAGAAAGTTGAGCCAGTAAGAATCGCTATCCCTGCTCAGAGGTTAATCGTAAATCTTACTGTGGGTTTCTTGCTTATGAATGCCGTTACCTATAAAGCTACGGCACATGGTGTTGATATAAAGAAGATGAACGATAAGCAGCAGAAGCTATATGACGGCATCATGCACTGCTATCACGATAACAAGATGAAGTACTTCGATAAGCGACTTGCCCGTACCCTCTTCAAGGAATGTGAGTGCGCCGAGTTATGGTATATGCCAACAGACACAGAAGGTAAGCTCCGAGGTGAAATCCGAGTTCAGTTGCTTTCGCCTTCAAACGGCGATAAGCTCTACCCTCATTTCAACGATTTCCATATCATGGACGGTTTCGCCCGTGAGTACTATGTATATGATGAGCTTGGAAAATCTGAGCTACATTTTGATGTATATACAGATAGATTGTGCTATCAGTACACTAATATTGATGGCGCAGGTTGGAAGCTTATCTCTGCCCTACCTCATGGCTTTACCAAAGTGCCTGTCGTTTACTATAGACAAGACCAAGCTGAGTGGGAAGATGTTCAATGGGCTATTGATAGAGTGGAGACTTGTATCTCAAATTGGGGTGATACGAATGATTACTTCGGCACGCCTAAGTACTTTGTCAAAGGTCAATTGAAAGGTTTCGCTGAGAAGGGCGAGCAAGGTGCTGTATTCCTAGGTGGTAACGATTCAAGTATGAACGTCCTTTCTTGGGATAAATCACCTGAGAGTGTAAAGGGTGAAATCGCTTACCTCTTCAATATCATCTATTCATTTACCTCAACAGCCGATATTAGCTTTGAAAATATGAAGACTTTGGGCAACAACACCTCGGGTGCGGCTATCCGTTTGATGTTTACCGCTCCTTATATGAAAGCAGATTTGAAGACAGAAATGTTCGGTGAAATGTTTACTCGCCGCTCGAATATCGTAGCTAACGGCATTTGTAATACGGGAGTTTACGTAAAAGGTATCGACCAGAGTGTTGCTGAGCAGATTGACTTTGAGCCAGTCTTTAAGCCATATCTGCCAAAGAATGATGTTGAAATGTTGCAACTTATCACTTCATCCAATGGTGGTGCGAAATCTACCTCTAATCGCCGTGCTATCGAGCTTAACCCTCTTAATGATGACCCTGATAAGGTTGAGGAAGAAATGAAGAGTGAACAGGAAGAAGCGTTAGCGCAGCAAGCAGCCCTTTCGGGACTTGGTAGTGCCGCAAGTGGAAATCAGTCAGTTTCAAATGAAGAAGAGGAGGAATAACTATGGCAAAAGCTAGCGGAGGAACGAAAAAAAGTACACCTATTCAAAACATAAATAGAATGGAGGTAGGTGCTTATAATAATATACAGAGCATAATAAATAGCATTAGTAAATCTGATAACGAAGGTTTTGCTGATTCGCTGGAATATAAAATGAACGACCCTTTCGTATCACCATCGGAAGTTGAAGCACTTGGTAGTATAGCGTTGTATGTAAGAGATAATTATCTTGATAATATAGATACATATACACAGAAGGTACTTCAAGATGTTGTAAAGCAATCTCCAAATGTATATGAGACATTATATAGAGGTATAAGTTTTTCTGAAAAGGAAGGTTATAAATTTCTTCAAAAAATAAAAGAAAAGAAAAATCTTACATTAGGTGATTTTACTCAAAAAAACAGAAAAGTTGTCTCTATGACTGATAAAAAAGATAGCTTTTGGGTAACTTCTAAACATTCAGATACGAATATGAGTATATCTATTAATGGAGGTATAAGAGGGTTAGATTTAAATAAAGGTGGAGAAAATGAAATTCTAACATCGTCAAGCACGAAGGTATCTATACAAAAAATATCATTTAATGAAAAAACAAAACGCTATGATATTAGACTTAAAGTTAAAAAGTAGCAAAAGATAATTTTTAATTATGCATTTATCATCAAAACAGCAGAAAGAACAACTGAATAATCTGTTCGCCGTTTATAACAAGCGGTTGGGCAGATTATACAGCGATTATGTCAAGAAGCTCACCTCTCTTGGCTATGGAGAAGATGTGCTCGAAGATGATGCACTTTTTAACTTTGATAACTTTCCGCAGTTAAAGGCTCGTTTGAACGACATCTTTAATGATTACTATCAGAATAGCCTTCTTTGTTATAAGAGCGGCATCACCGATAGCGTTGCATTGGCGTATAACCACGATGAAATGGTTATAGGCGGTTATTCCGTGCTTACTGATAAAGCTATAAGGGTCGCACGAGATACCGCCGCAGCCACGTTTATTTCAAATCGCTTGAAAACAAAGAACGGATTGAATCTCGCTCAGATTGTTTGGAACTACTGCCAACAGACGAAAAGTGAGTTTGAAATGGCTATGAGCAACACCATTGCGGACGGAATCAAACAAGGCTCATCAGCAGAGGAAATCGGCAAGAGTATTCGCAGATACCTTAATGACCCAGATATGATGTACCGCCGTTACCATACCATCAAGGTTCAGAAGAACGGAAAGAAGAAAGATGTGGTGACTTGGCGCAGACGTAGAATCATTGACGGCAAGGTGCGCTTCGTTGAAGAGCCATTGGAGAAGGTAGGCATGGGTGTTTACCGCTCGGCGAGAAAGAACGCTCTCAGAGTAGCAAGAACGGAGATAAATGCCGCATATCACAAGGCAAGAAATGAACGATGGCAGAATGAACCATTCGTTATCGGTCAGTATATTCACGTATCACCACAACACAATATAGATGATATATGCAATGACCTTGAAGGTCGCTACCCGAAAGATTATATATGGGTTTCTTGGCATCCTCAATGTATCTGCACCTCAGACCCTATCACCATACAAGGCGAGGAGAAGAAGGAGTTTTATAAACGCTTGATGGCTGGCGAGGATATGGGTAACTACGTATCCCCTTTTGCCGTGCTCACTATGCCCGAAAAGTACAATCAATACATCAAGGATAACTCCGAAGCTATCGTGAAGGCAGGAATGAGGGGTAAATTGGCTTGGCACTTACAAGATAACACAAAGTATTGGGCGCATCTTTTAAGCCCGTCAGACCGCAAGAAATTGGGATTAAAGGCGGTTTCTTCTAGGGAGCTTATACTTTCGAAGGCAAAGGAACGCCACGCCCTTAGAACTAAGGAGCAGATAGATAAAATACAGAGTCGATGGGATAAGCATAGACGTGACTATTACAATGGCTTGGTTCATAATCTGCTCGGTAGCAAATCTGTTACGGATATAAAGAGCCAAGACCTCTTTGAACGTTACTATGCTATCCGTTATGCAATCAAGGACAAAAAGAGTGCTTCTGAGATAGCTTCTTTGTTTGATAGATTCAAGCGAGGTTATCAGACTAAACTTGCATGGACTGACCGCAAGGTTGCGATGAATGTTATGAAGGTGGCTGCTAATTACGGAGAAACCGATGTTTCTTCCGTTCTAAGCGCATTAAAGTCTGCTGACTACACATTGGCTAGGAAAGAAGCAAAAACGCTCGCAAACGCCATTTCTGCTATCAAAAAAGATGAACTATCACTTTCCGCTCTCATCCCTGATGTCAATAAGTGGCACAAGCAATTCTCTTCAAAGGAATTGCACGGAGTATATGATGCCGTAGAAGCGAAGTTGGCTCAATGGCAAAGCTTAACACTTGAACAGCAAGCAAGCAAATTGCAATTTGAGGCAGTTGATTTCCTTGGTGGAAATATGCACGGGGTTCAACAGAAGTATGCTACATGGAAGGTATCGCAAGCAGCATATCTCAAAAAGCTTGATGAGGTAAAAACGGCGATTGATTGGGTAAATATCAATAAAGCTTATGCTGACGTAAAAGGTTATAAGACACAGAGCAAGATATATCATAAGCTTATCTATGACCTTGAACACGCTATGCTCGCAAAGGATAAGCCCCTTGCTGAGCAGTTGCTTTATGAAGCTAAGCAAAAGAAAGAAACGCTTATTAATGCGAAAGCAAAACGAAATGCGAAGAATGTTGTATTTGATACAGACCAATTCTCTCAATCAAGGAAAGATGCCGCAGTATGGGATAAGGGTAATGGTGCAAAAGCTGATAAAGCCCTCGTAGATACTGCATCCAAACAATGGATAGCAGCAACAGAAAAAGAAAAAGATTTCACATACGAATACACTCATCATTATTGCGATGTAAATGAACCATTACAAGGAAGAAAATATGATAATTACCAAACGAAGGAAAGGTTCATAGAAAAGGTTAATAATATAACAAGCTATATAGAAAAGAACGAACTTCCTACCGATATGTGGTTTACAAGAGGTGATGATGGAATGAAAGTTATTGAATCACGTATTAAGTTTGCTGGCGGTTCTATGCCAAATAACCTTCAAGACCTTGTTGGAATGGAAATGCAAGAAGGTGGTTTTATGTCAACTGGTAGCCGAAAAGGAAAAGGCTTCAACACTCGAAGTGTTATTATGAACATATATGCACCAAAAGGAACAAAAGCTGCTTACGTAGAACCTTTCTCTGCTTTCGGTTGTGGTGATAAAAGAAGTTGGGATGGAGTAAGCCGTTTCTCTACATATAGTTCTGAGCACGAAACACTCTTTCAGAGAGGAACACGAATGCGAATAACAAAGGTTTATGAAGAAGGTGGAAAGACCTACATAGACTGCGAGGTTATAGGGCAAGAAATAAGAGATTTATCTTATGTAAAGGATAGCAATATCGGATATTAAACAAAAAAGGTGTACCATTACGGCGCACCTTCTTTGTTATAGTTCGTTTGGAATTTTATCCTCTGGGAAATGGTCGTTTGGGATAAAGAGATATTCGTCTATCAGCTTATAGAAGCTATCTATCTCTTCCTTAATATTGTAGGCAGCTTTAGCCCAGGAAGTGAACATTATAATAAGCAATGTATGTGGAATCCCCTTATATTCCTTACCATTGATTTTCTTATAATATTCTTCCTCACCTTTAAACTTTCCTTCGCTATTAACATACACTCTTTCCATATCCCAAAACCAAGCCATATTTTCGTTGGTATTTGGGTTTTCACCACCTCTATAGTATCGGCAGTGCTTGATTAAATCTTCCTTATTCGCCATATCTATCAATAAATTTAGTTACTACATTCTTCATATCCAAAGGGAGATAGTTCAATGCTTTCTCCTTCATTTCTTGTGGAATACCAAAGAGTGGCTGAGCGATTGAACCAACGATTGCTCCTATCGTATCGCTATCACCGCCGTAGGATACAGCATTTCTGATTGCGTCCTCGAAGCTATCACTATCAAGGACTATTCTAAAGGCAAGAGGAACGCACTCTTGGCAAGTTTCTGCCCATTTCCCTATTGGCACAAGATTCTCGTCCCAATCAGTTCCGTAATACAGTATCGCTATTGTCTCAATAAAACTTTTGTGTTTACATATTCTTAAATCACGAATACAATCTGCCACCGCAGCAGCACCAATCATTCCTTCAACGTGACTATGTGACACCTTTGCACTCATCATTGCCTGACGAATGGCATCAGTATTTGTATTAAATACCCAACCCACAGGACTAACTCTCATAGCTGCTCCATTTCCAAAACTATCATAAGGCTGTGGATTCGAGCTACGAACCCATTTTGAGAAGCTTGCGCCATACCCACCCATTGGGTTTAGATACTTCTGACACCAGTATTGAAGCGATATACGATAATCTCCGACATTCGGCTTTTCATTACCGCCTTTTCTAAGAATAGCATCGGCTACGGCTATTGTACAGATGGTATCATCTGTAAAATTACAACCTTCGTCAAATAGTTTAAAGTTATAATCAAATGTGTTATTAAACTCATATTTAGAGCCTACAATATCACCTATAATTGCTCCTATCATAACTGTATCTCCTATTTTAATATTAATTATTCGCAAATTTACGAAGAAATATTCAGATAACCAAATATTTTTTATTACTTTTGCATTAATTGTTGTATCGAGTGCGTATCTCCTATGTGCTCACAACGTTAAACAAAACAATTATTTACACTTAGCATCGTCCTCATTCGTATCTCCGAGGGCGGTGCTTTTTGTTTATAAGAACTCCTTTAAAGCAACGTGATAAACGTCATATATCAGGCGAGTTACGTATAATACCGCAACCTTATCAACTACGAAAGAAGGATAAGGCTTACCCTCTTCGATGATTGTGTTCAACGATAATTTCGGGTACTTGGCTGAATACAGCTTCAATGCTTTCAGAAGTTCATTCAACCTTTCTTCCCCGAATGCTTGCTTTATCTTCTCCTGATTTCTGAGAGCGAAACGAGCCATAAATTAATTACTTTCGATAATTGTGAATACGTTTTCTATCATATCGTTACCGAAAAGTGTAGCTATAACATAAGTTTCATTTTTGTTTGGTTTAACCTTATCTATTAGACATTCTTCCATTCTAAAGACTTTCTTTAGTAAGGTAGTTCTTGCTAACTTTATGCTTTCAAAGCCACCACCAAGTATTCCTTTTTCTCTATTCACCACTCTACGAGGAGCGTTCTTTACGTTTATCGCTGTTCTATATGTTACAAGATTTATCTGATACATAATCTATATTTATTTACTTTTCTACTTCATAAAGATATTGAGTATCCCCACCGCCAAGAGTGAGGATAACCGAAGGCTCACCGAGCATTGGCTGCTTATGGAAGTCACACCAATACCAATGATTCCGTTTCAGTTTACCTTCTATCACATTCAGCTCCAAATCATTCTTTTCAGGAGCTTCAAGATAATCCTTGCCCTGTCGCATATCCAAGCGATGTAAGGCTAAAAGTACGTCAAATGCTCTCATATCTTACTCAGCTTTATCAACGACAACAAGGTTTTTCAATCTCTCCAAGAATATGTGGTAATCATCCTCGCAGAGAATCACTTGACCGCCCGTTGGTGTGGTCTTGCAATTAAGCTTTATAGATGTTACTATATCGCCATTTCGTGAAGGTTCAACGTAAGCGATATTATCTATATTAACAAGGGTACAATGCCCTTTATACTTTACCTCAATAAACTTTGTCATAATCTTAATTATTTATATCCGCATTTAATACCAGAGCAGCAGCCACCTAAATAGAAGTGGCAGAAGCCCAAGAAATAGTGCTTACAATGCTCATTTATCTTAATTTCTTCCTTTTTCATAGTTGAATGAATGTAGCAGTTTATTCTTCTTAAAATCATAAGAATAGCCCTTATCCTTCATTATCCCTAACAAGTAGTCTCTTTCTGTATTATTTGCTTTTCTTAGACACCCTGTAGAGTACTTTACATTCGTAGAGGTATTGCCTGCCCCTATTCCTAATTTCTCGAATATGAAAGAATACTTAGCATGAGCTTCTATCCAATCATCATTGTATATTCTGTGTAGAATGAATACGCAATACTCACCACGCCAATCATTATACAATACCAAGACATCGCCTTCTTTATACATAATCTCCTTTTAAAAATTGTTCGTATTCAAATATGATAGATAGGCATTACAACCTAATCTACCAAACTTCGAGTTGTAGCAAGTGTTATACTTCTCGCAGCTATAACACTTGCTTAAAAATTCTTGCTTACTCATATCCTTTAGATTTCAACGACTTCAATACCTTTCTTTGGATTCTTGGTTGCTCTATCCAAGCTAATCTTGCCATTGAATACCCCCTTGACGAGAGCATAGAATGTGGTGCGTTTAATACCATTCTCTTCGATTGTAGGAACTTTGCCGTATCGCTCGCATTCAATACCCTTATCGGTGAGAATGGTATTGATTTCCATTACGCCGTAGTAGGATTCCTCGAAACGCTTCTGAATGATTTTGCCGCATACCTTTACCTGATTGCCCTTCTGAATACTAAGCTCTGGCTTCAAGCTATCCTCATAGGCTTTCACAAGGAAGAAAGCATATACATCTTGCTCTTGGAAGCAATAGAAGTTCTTGGCTACCGCAAGCATATCCTCTTCAAATTCGGTCTTAGGCTGAATCTTTGCACCGAACTCGCAAACTGCCTTCACGTAAGCTTCATCAACCTTGAACTTTTTGCTATTCAAAATAGTGTCGATGCCATCCAAAGTAGCTGAGCGATAACGGACGTGTTCAACTTTTGTTCCCTTCTTATATACGGGACAAATATCATACTGAGCTTTCGCTGCCATAATAAGGTCGGATTTAAGGATAGCATTCTTATAGCTTGAATCCTTTCTGCCGCCCCATTTCTCAATATCACCAAACTCATCATCTGTAGCATAGCTAATTCTGTAATCATAGAGTTCATAGAGCTTTTTGGTAAAGTCGGATATGTAGTACATATCATTAATACCAAACTTCTTGATACATTCGCAACCTACTTGTAATTCCTCGCCCGTCTTCACATTTTCAACGACATAGGCATTCTTGCACCAATGACCGCAAAAGTCACATTTACCATAGTCTGCTCCGTGCGCAGGGTTCTTAAAAATAAGCTCCTTGGTTGGGTCGGCAGGAGTAAAAGCATCGTCCTTATATGTAGCAAGGAGTCTCCAACCGCTCTGCTCTGGTATGTCTATCGTAAGGTCACACACCTCATGGAAAACCTCGATTCTCTGCCCTCCAATTCCTTCTTCATTGATTACTGGATGATAAAACAACTTCTCATAAGGTTTACCTAAGGAGTAAGCGAAGTCCTTTACATTCTTACGTGTCTTGTCCGCAAACTTCTTGAATGCGTCAACTGACTCTGAAGGAATAAACGTCTTTATTGTACTCATCACTCTTATGTTTTAGTCTAATAAACAATTCTTTCTTATCTTCACTTCAATTTCATCCATTGTATAGACTTTGTTGTCTGTAGAAATAACAAATGTACCATCTTCTTGTGGAAGAAATGAGTATAGGTAATTATAATAGTATGTAACAGAAAGTTTTGGGTACTTATCAGGATAAGTAAACTTTATCTCTAGAGTGATGTCGCCATCTGTCTCTTTTACCAATACCATGAGTTTTTGCAAGAGCTCATAGCATTTATTATAAGCTTTTTCGTAATCTTCAAATCGTTTCATTGTCGTATCTCCTATATATTATTAACTAGTAAAGCTGTTCTGTTCTTGTATAGCAGCCCTTTATAGCATATTCTATACGCTTTTTCTCTGCTTCATTATAATCAGAGCTAACGGCAACAGTCTGCCATTTGCCACCTTCGTAAATCTGAGTAACGTAATCAAAAACGTTAGCCTCTACTACCTTTCCGTTAATCATTTTAACTTCCATTGTTGTATCTCCTATAATTTAATCAAGTTTTGAGACCAAGTAATCAAGCTCCTCCTCGCTGAGTGCAATCTTATTCTTGCGCTTAATCTTAATGGTGTTATCCATTCCGATTTTCTTCATTGCAACATTGAGTGAATTGCCACCCTGTGCTTCTGTTATCAGCATATCCTCAACGAAGTCAAGCATATCTTGGTCGTGAGCTTTCTGCTCTTCATGCAACTTCTTTTCAAGCTCTTCTGCCTTCTTGGTAAATGAGCAACCCATTTCGATAGCGAAATCATCGTGAATATTCTGTATCATCTGCTCGATATCGGTTGAGCTAAAAAACTGATTGAAGTATGTATCACCTCTTTTGTCGCCCATCAGAGCCATAAGATGCTTAATTTCTTCTTGCTTTGTCATCATTGTCGTATCTCCTATAATTTAATTGTTAAACCTATTTATTAATTATTTACACCGCAAAATTAATAATTTCTTTTGAAACTACCAAATTTTCTCTGTATTTTTATTAATATTTTAATAGCTTTTAATATACCGATATGTAAATTAAGGTTATTTTAATATAAATATTGCAATATAAATATATAGTAACCGAATTTTTGCTATCTTTGCATTCAGAACCAAATCAGACGATTTATGATACAGATTTATGACGCATCACCAAAGGAGTTGGCGACAATGGCTCAACGCTACCTCCGTGATGGAATACCAAGCAGAGCCACATACTGCTACGAGCGGCTGATGTATCTCGGTTGCTTGCGCAGAACGGGGTATCTTCGCCTTGCCTTAGTATATACCAAGCAAGGAAAAGATAACGCCGCTGAGCGTGTTTTAAATAGGTATCGTGCAATTTATAAATATTAATATAGGAGATACGAAATATGAAGAAGCTTTTATTTATCGGAGCTATGCTATTCTTTATAATGCAAACATACGCACAAGAGTGGTCGAGTACTTTACACAAGGCAGATGAACTAAAAGGAACGAAAGAGTATGTATCGTTTATGTATGAGGACGAAGAAAAGAATTCATTCATCTTTTGGTCTCATTATAAGAGTGATTTTAGAATCATTTGCAATGAAGGTATCTTTGATTACGATAAGAATAACTCCTTTGTGGCTACATTTGGATATTATGATAAGAATGGGCAGCTCAAAAAGAAACAGAAGATAACTATGTTCTTGGAGAGTGGAAATCCTAAAACGGCATCACCAGGAATATTTAAAAAAGGTGATGTTGTTAAATATTTAAAAGAGGGTCGTGGATATATAAGGGTTCTCGCAAAACAATTTGAGCGAGTAGCTTTATGGGAAATGAAAATCCCTTGTATGGATAAATAGAGATGAAAGAGATAGACCGCATTAACGTACACCCATTAAAAGAAATTTTTGATGGAGAGGCTTCTGGCTTCACCCCTTGGCTTACAAAGAATATTGGTGTGCTGGCTGAAAAGCTTGGTATCAATATATCAGAGGCAGAGAAAGAGCATAAGCTGGAGACAATGAAAGTTGATATTATAGCCAAGGCAGGTGATGATGGCGAGAAAAGCATAATCATAGAAAACCAGTTCGGCGATAGTGATTCAGACCATCTTGGAAAGGTGATAACGTATGCCGCTCATCATCATGCCGACTATGCTGTATGGATAGTTGAGAAAGCGAGAGCGGAGCATATCAGTGCCATTCAAATGCTAAATGACTCAACCATACAATGTAACTTCTTTCTTGTGGAGGTTACGGCTGTAAGTATTGGCGATTCAAAACCTGCACTTCTATTTGATATTGTATGCCAACCACCTTATGAAAAGAATGAAGCTTCGCCGAAGTCAAATACAGAGCAAAGGCTGATTGATTTCTGGACGGCATTCAATGAATATGCAAGCAAGAATGGGGCGAATTTCCAAAAGATGCCACAGAGCTATCACTGGATGAATATATCAACAGGAACGACAAAGGTACATTATGACCTTTTCATCCGCAAAGGTTCTGTATCTGTCCGTTTATTGCTTGATGGTTCTGATAAGGCTGAGAATAAGAAGCATTACAGAATAATAGAAAAGGATAAGGATTCTATCAATGAGGCATTCGGCAAGCCGCTCCTTCAGTGGAATATAGCAGAGGATAATAAAACAAGCGTTATCTTTGCGACAAACTATGAAAGAGGCGGTTATGAGCAAGATGATTGGAAGCCTATCTTTGCCTGGTTGCTTGAAGCTTACAAGAAACTATCAAAGATATTCAAGCCATATATAGAAAAGATAAAGAGTGAGGTATAACCGCCCCACTCTTTTCTTGTATATTACTTTGGCGTGCCTAAGTAATCGTTAAATCGCCTCACGACCTTCAATCACATTCAGATAGATATTGCCGCCCAAGATACCACTGAATGCCATTACGGCGTTGCCCATACTCTTAGCGAAGGTCTCCGCTTCCTTTGAATCCTCGATACCCTCGTTTGCGAAGAATGTAAGAGTCTTCTCCTGAATGGCGATAATCTCCTTCAAGAGGGTGATGCACCGCACGGTCTTATCACTAACTGAATACTGAACTGAATTATCTTTATTCTCCATGATTACTTTCTCCTTATAAATTAATTATTAGACTGATTATTTGCGCTTTGAACTGCTTTCTCACCGTTTATCTCGGCGATAGCTGTCTTTACATTAAAATCATTATTGTAAAGAGCAAGAATAAAACGCTTGCCACGTTGATTCCATACAAGATTTACTTTTGTGCCCGTAGAACCATCACCCTTGATATAAATCTGAATTAATAAAGTTTAATAACTTTCTTGCTAAGAATCAGCAATTTATTTCTTTACCTTGATAAACTTATTATACTTATCTGTGATTAGCTGTCGTTCCTCTACCAGATTATCTACCTGTATAGTATGCTGATGAACAGCCCAATCATAATCAGCTTTGTTGTTTTCTTTGAATGCCTTGTCGGTTCTCTGTAACATCAAATCATCGTAGCCTTTTTTCTTCTCATTAAATGTGTCCATAACTGCCTGGGCGAAAGAATCAGTAAATGCTTTCTGTTCCTTCGCTGGCATATCATAGAGGTTCTTGTATGTGTCCATAACCTTATTGGCTTCGTCCATTGTACTGACTTTTCCGCTAAGAGAACTCTGTGTTCTGTTCTGCGCAGCATTATTGCTGCTTATGGTGCGAGTACCACCGCTTGACTTACTCATATTCTTTGAATTTTAAATTGTTATTTTGTGCAAAGATAATCAATTCTTCTTTTACTTACAATAGAACCAATATATGCTGTGTAAACTTTTAGAAGGGAGCAGCAGCCGAAACCGCCGCCCCCAAGAGATACAACATATATTAAGATGAAATGATAATCAGTTTTTGACAATCAAGCACAGGAACGGCGACTGCTGTATGATTCCATATTTTAAATTCCATAGAATTGAGGCATTCTTCAACAGTTATCGCAGATAGCTCCTTCTTTGTATATTTAGAGTAAACATCTCCATACGAAATCAGCCTACGCATATCTTTTTTATCCATACCCTACGCTCCTTTCTTGAATCTTTTCGCACCATCCTTGAGCTCGCAGAAGCCATCCTCCTCTCGCAAATTATAAAGAGCTTGCGTTTCTTCGGGCATACTATAAAAAGCCGAAATACGAGCCTTCTTTGCGTTGATAGGATTATAGATAGTCCTTGTTATATCAGACCATACGGCGATAACCTTCTTATCTTTTTCGATATTATTACGGAATTTCTCTACTTCATCGTGCATGATGTCGTACAGACAATTATCCGCTTGCGTGAATGCCATCTTAGCCCGATGATTCTCGTAGCTTGGAGCAATATCAACTCCATACTCCCTTTCTGTAATCTCCATAACGTGTATATGAGTATCATTAATCTGCTGTACAAGGTTCTGAATGGTGATAGCATAAGAACAGAGATAAGGGTTATACTTGCATTTAAGATTGCGAAGCTTATCTTCAATCATCTTTCGTAACTTCTCAACCTTATCCTTAATCAAATCCCACAGATAAGTAGAATATTCATTATAGTAATCCTCATCCATGTGTCGCTCATACAACTTCATCGTGTTACGGACGGATTTCTGACAATCGGTAAAGTGCTTTTTAAGATTGAACTTAAATACCTTCTTCTTGTCAAAGACCTCCTTAGAAATAAGAAGGAAGTTATCTGCCAAGATAAACTCCATATAGCAGCTTTGACAGAGTGTAGAATAAGCGTAATCAAGGGCTTTCTGAATCTGCTCGTTATCAATACCGCTCGGCACATAGATAACGGCTTTATAGCCCGAAACATCTGTTTCTACATATCTTCCTTTATCTATCTTGCAATCATTGTGATTCCTAGCAAAATAGGTGCTTCCATACTCTACTCCTCCTTATCTCCATTACCTTGAATGAGGCAAGCAAATACGCCTACGCTCACAATAACCGCCATAAAAATAACAAATCCCATACCTTATCCCTCCTTTTCCTTTAAGAACCGCACAAGGCAGTTGTAATTCTGACTAAGGCAGTTGAGAATCTTAATTTGTTCACTACGTGCCAAATCCTCGAACTGTATCACTTTATCATTCTTATCCTTTATAGTCATACCGCAAAGGTCGCCACCGAGTTCAAGTGTGACTGTTAGACTAATATCTTTCTTACTCATAATAAAGCTATTTTTTAAATTTACGATAATGATAATATTTTTTGTATTTATGTCGCACAGCAGAGTACTTTTGAAGATTTTTCTTATATTCCTCACGAGGATAAGAGAATGCGCCTTCAGAAAGAGCTATACGCTCAAAATCGGCATACTTCTTATCATATCCAAGAAGCTCAACCAAATCCTTCGGATAACACCATGCAATCTGTAGTTTCTGTGGTTCATCTTTCTCTGGCGGAAACCTTATTGAACCTATATCTTGATAAAGTTTTGCATCAAGCATTCTCATATCCTCAATATAAGGTTGTAACTCACCACTTCTTACGTCTCTGAAAAAGACAAAGATAGCATTACTACCACAAGGCTCATTAACAGGGTGGAGTATCTTATCAATACGTTCTTTCTGTTCTTTCTGATTTTGTTTATAGCCTTTCTTGTACCCTCGAATAAAAGCCTCCGAACATACTTTAAGCAAACCATCTGGGCAAATATGATGGTTGCATTGCCTACAATGACGTTCATTGCCGTTAGCTATTTTAGCTTTATCTTCTAAACTTAATCTCTTTGTCATATTATTACAGATTAATTATTAATATTCCATTATCAAGCAATACGCATCCCATAACGAATAGAATCATCAAGAATGCCGTAATGCCTAATCTTTCACCAAGAGTGATAACACCTTCTATCTTTCCGCTTATCGCCCCAACAGCGGTAACGCTGCTGAATGCGATAACTATTGCGCCTATAACGATTAATATTTCTCCTGTTCCCATTTTTCAACCTTCCATTCCTCTGTAATATCCATCTGTTCACGATATTCCTTTACCGCATTGGTAAAGTAAGGAGAGATATTCAAATCCTTAACGAAAGAGGTGATGGTTTCCGTCTGATGATAGTTATCACCTTGTACCCATCCATCATCCTCTTTAACGAAGCAGAAAACGGCAAAACAAGACTTCTGTTCGCCAGTTTCGTTATCCCATATCTGTTGTCTTCTTGCACAGAACTTCATTGTTCGTTCGTTATTGAATAACTCATAGCCATCACCCGTGCGTTGAGCAAAGGGCACTTCACCCTTTGCTTCTATGATAAACTTCTTTTCTTTAATCTCTTCCATAATCATTATGTATTAGATATTTCTGAATAACATTCATCTTTGCCGTAAACAACTCTTACGTTGAGAAGATTGTTAAGTATGAAACCCATTCTCCAACTAAACCAAAGATAACCAATCTTCTCAGCAACCCTGATTGCGGTATCAGCATACTTCTTTGCATCACCCTTAAAAGGTTCTGAGCCATGATAGGAGAAGCCATTATCAAAGACTAGTTTAAATACCTTATTCTTAGGTAGCTGATACTTACAGAAATCATCATAAGGAAGAATATTTCCATCTACCTCAAAGCAAATCTGCTTATAATCAAGGAAGGAAACAAACCCTTTATCATTGATAGTAAGATTGCTTCTTTTAAAGATAGCTAAAGCATCTTCCTCTTCCTTTTTATTAAGAATGCGATAATTAGTAAAAATTATTTCACACCCGATTTTCTGCGGAACAAAATCAACGATAGCAATAAGTGGGCTAAAATTGCAATATGAGCCAGATTTTGCCATTCCTTGCTTCTTCAAGAATTGTTCACTATCATACTTATTGAGATACACGATAGCCAAAGGAAACTTTTTCCTAAATACTACGTTTAAATCCTTAAATTCTATAAACATAAGCTTAATCAATAAAATCGTTAAACGTAAGAACCTCAGATGCACCCTCACGGAAAGGCTTCTTATCACATGCATACCCCATCCAAGAGCCATATTCATACACTTTATACATATGATAACCAGCCTTTATCAACGCTTCAAAGGCAGCTTTTATTTCACACCCATGTATTCTAACCATATCCTTACCATTGGCGTGTCCACTAAAGCGTGGATTGCTCAAACTAATACGTCTTGTAGCAGGTCGGCTACCATTATTTGCACCTGAGAAAGGATGAAAAATATCCCAACAACTATTAGATAAGAAAGCATTACAGATTGCCTGTACGACTTCCTCTCTAACTTCGGTTGGTTGAACATAATCATTTTGTGGTATATTTACCTTAATTTCCATAATTGTATCTCCTATATTTAAACGTTAATTATTTCTTCTTCATACATTCCTTCACAGCGTATTGGCTTCTAAGAAGGCATTGTGTGGCATTCAAGCCTTTCAGAGGAATAAAATACTCTACGATAGCATTCCAACGTCCTCTGAACGTACCCGAACCCTTTACGTTGGCGATAAAAGAATCAACATCTGATTCACTAACCAAAGCACCTGAGTACTTGGTGATAATCTCGCCTGTGTATTTATTAATAATTGTAATCATTGTCGTATCTTCTATAATTTAATTATCAAACCTATTTATTAATTATTTACACCGCAAAATTAATAATTTCTTTTGAGACTACCAAATTTTCTGTGGTATTTTATTAATATTTTAATAGAAATTAATACAAAATCAAAGAAATCCGATATTTTTACACAGAGAACTTATCTTTTATCCATTTTTCGATGGTTAAGATAAAGTCGTCCAATGAGCGGCAAATGCTGTACTGAAAGCCTAACCGCTCAACATCAGACTGAAATTTGGCTTGCAAATCAGATTGATATCCGCTCTTCGTTTTAACTTCTACAAATAGGACATTTCCCTTTGCTATAATAATAAGGTCGGAGAAGCCAGCCAAAACGCCCTCACCTTTCATTATCTTTGCTTCAAGCGCACTTCGTTGTCCTCCGTTAGGGATGGCAGCAATGATGTAATGGGGATATTGCAAGCGAAACCACTTCACCATCTGAACCTGAATCTGCGATTCAATATGCCGTGGTTTGCTTCTTCCTTTCTTCTGGCTCTCCTTCTTAAAAAACTCATCGTACTTCATTATTGCATTTCTTTAGCCTTAATATCCTTAACGAAAAATTCAATCATACGTTCATAATATTCTCTTCTTTCAAGATACTTCGTACAGTTAATCTTTCGCTTACATAAATCCACATTATTTTGAGCCAACAAATACTTATAGATGTAGAGCATCTTCAAATCATCAGTTCTGATAAACGCCAAAGTCTTTTCTTTGTAAGCCTTTTCAAGCTGCTTATTGATTTCTTTCAACTCTTCGCTCTTTTTCTGTAAGCGATAGACAAATATCCACATGGCGATAAACGGCAAGAATAATATCGCCGCCGACCAACCATCTTTGACCGCACTACTGATACAGCATCCTAGCAAAAAGAATGCACACAGCAGCTCAGTATGAGAGCCGCACCAAGATAAAATCTTCTTCATATTGATATATTATTTATCAGTTTCTAATTTTGATACCTCGCTATTGAAGTACTTACGCATACCTTCGTAAATCTTCAACTGACGAGAAAGTTCTTTATTCTTTCTGAGAAGCTCATCACGCTCGGCAACGACCTTCTCGTAATCATTGTGTTTGTTGTTTAATTTATTAAGCAACTCACCTTGCTCTTTGACCTTCTTCTGATAACGAGTTAGCTTGATTTGCATCTTTGAATAGTTTTCTAACACTCTAAGCACTACTCTTTCGTAAGGTACATCATTATTATACTTAGTTTCTTCCATATTACAAATGTTTTTTAGCTTTTTCATATACACTAATGATATACTCATCAGTTACAACCTCGTTGTTCAATCCATAGCGGAAAAACTGCTCCTTAGATAGAGAGCTAACCCCATACTCTCTTGCGATTGTAGAGATACCTCTAAGAGAACCCGTTTCTTTGAAATTGGCAACAACCTCCTTAACATAGCTAACGAACTTCTTACATTGAGTATTAGAGAAAGATGAATCGTTATCGCTTTTTGTATCAAAGACAGGTTTGTCGTCATTCAGTTCGGCTTTATTATCGGAGCAAAAGACCTCTATCTTTTCGTTTGCGCTATCCATAATAGCTTTGATAGATTCAAGCATTCCGTTAGCTTTGGTTAAATCCATAAGTATTCTGCTATATCGTTTACCGCTCTCAGCATTTTTAGCTTTGAGCTGTTCGTATCTATCCTTATAATCGATATTAGACTGAATACCCACACCGCTGTAGCGGTTAAGCATATTACGATACAGAATATCCTTCTGCTCTAGTTTCTTTTTCAACTCTTCGTTTTCCTTTTTGAGCGCATCGCATTCAGCCTGCTTCTTATCGAAGTTTTGCATAATTGTCTTTACTTGCAAATGTGCTGGTAAATCCTTATTAAATTTCGTCATAACCTATTCATTTTTTATACACAAAGAAAGATACAATTAAGGTAAAGCTACTTCACCTCTTCTGTATTTCTCCCAAAACTCTTTATCGTACCTAACTCCTTTTTTGAACCGATGTCCGATAGTGTTACCTTTTTTGAATCTACAGCCGTAGTTGTTACCTTTCTTGAAAGAAAACCTTTTGCTACTTGCTTTAGAAACGATATTCGCTATCTTTATAGTTGCTAATTTCTTAGAGTAAAGCCATCTTTCATTTTTTCTCAATCCAAGAGAGCGGGCTTTGTTTTTAACCTGCCTTATTTTACAACAGAACTCTTCGGCAACTTCCTCGTTTGTGTGAAAAGGAAAGTATTCTTTGAATCTTCGTTCTTCATCTTCACTCCAATACCGATAACTACCACGATAACGAATATCTCCGAATTTAGCAACAAATCTTGGTGATGCAGTTTTTGCTCCTTTCTCCTTTAATCGCCGTCGGACAGTCTCATAAGGAATTTCTACTTTCTTGCTAATTTCACGAATCGTAAGACCTTGTATGTACAGAGACAACAATCCATCATCTATAGAATGAGGATATTTCAGCACACAACAACCTCTGTTTCCTACTCCCATACCAATGTTTTTAATTGTTCAATACTCTGATAAGAGATTTTGCATTTCTTATTCTCGTAGCAACCATCTTTAGCAAGGGCGTTCCACAGAGCATTAAGACAGATGCCAATCTTCTCTTTATCGTATTTCATATAAATCTCTGGGCAGGTACGGAAAGGCTCAGGCTTTTTATCTTTCAGTTGAACCACAACGACCCTCTTTGCCCTTGTTGGTCTATTACTCAATTCTATCATTTATTCACCTCACTTTCTATCTGCTTCTGTGATTCACGGATAAGCAAGTCAAGTACCTTACTAATAACATTCGGATTCTTTATGCTGTAATCACCGATATTAGTAAGGAGTTTCACCTCAACGACCATTCCGTTATTTCGCAGCAGTTTATATTGAGTATTCAACTCTTTAATTTTATCCAACTTATCCATATAAACACTATTTGCTATTATACGCAAGCATATACAGCCTACGATGCTCTTTATGAGCATTATACCAAGCTTTGGCTCTTTCGATGCAAGCCTCACGATGCTTCTGATAGTAGGTCTTGCCGTATTTACTTCTGCGCATTTTACGTTCAATTTCTGTCATAGTTACTTGGTAGAGCGGAAGGAGATACTATAAAATAGACCTCCATCCGCAATTATATATTTCACAGCTTAAAAATCATCAGAACGGCAAGCGGAGTACCCTTCGGAATAATGAGATTACGAGAGCGTGAACCGAAGTTTGTCTGCTCCTGTATCATTGTTTCATCATTGATAGAGAGTACGAGTCTTACTTCTTCTTCCTCCCCTACTTGCGTTGAAATCACATCGGAATGTTGTAAGCGGTAATCTGATTCTGTACGAATGCCATAAAGAGCATTTGCTTTGATTGGAACAATCAAGCCACGATAGCCCTCTCTGAGAGTAATACCCATCTTTACAGGGATTCGACCTTTACGGGATTCAATATCAGTAGGAGCATAGATAATGAACGAACCATTATTATCAATAGGGGAAGGAACTCCGTCCTTTATTTCAAAAGGAAGTTCATTTTCTTTCTCATTCTCCTCAACTTGCTTCTCACTTTGCTGCTGAGCCGCATTTTCTTGGCTCTGCTGAGCGTTCTTATTCTCCATAGGCATATTATTGCCACCCAAATTCAAAGGCTGTTCTGTGCCATTTTTCTTAGGTCTTGCCATAATTTACTCCTCCTTCTTTTCCTCATTAGACTTCTGTTCCTTCTCCTCCTTTGTCTTATGCTCGAAGACCTCGTAAACATTGGTTTTGCTGAGACCGATGATTTCGTAGTTTATCATGGTCTTCCCCATCACCTCATCAATGTTACTGATTGCTCGGTGCATAGACTTTGCTTGCACGAGATAAGTTACGTTGCTACGCTTCTCCTTATCTGACTTCTCATCAATGATGATGAATTGCAGTTTTGCCTTGTACCAGCAATCATCATCATCCTTATCAGAGAAGAATACCTCTCTGTATGAAGCCTCTTGCATCGACTTAACCTTGAACTCGCCGCTAATATAAGCAGCCATTTCTTCTGTGATTGCGCTCTCACCTTCCGTGAAGGATAAGGCATCAATCGCATACTTTTCGGTCACAGATTTCTCTGAACCATCTTCTTGGGTCTTTTGGTAGCGGATTCCTACCTCAAACCAATTACTCGTTCTACTTCTCATATTTCTAACAATCTAAAACTAACTTAAATCCTATATCTAAGAAAGCTCTTATACTAAAAGGGCAAATCGTCTAAATTCTGTGCTTGTGCAAAAGGAGCATCGCAAGTAGATGCTCCATTCAGAGCTTCAAAGTTTGCAGGTTTCAAGCCACCTAGAATAGGCATCGCCTTCTTCTCCTCATCTGTCATTTTCTCACGAACCTCTTTAGGCAACGACTGCTTAATCATGTGAGTTTCCTCATACTTAGGGTTCTTCAACGCCCAAGCGGTAAGGTCGAGATAAGCAGCCTTCGGACGATTATTTTCATCCGTACTAATGAAGATATTATTCTCTTCAACAGGGATAACCAAGCAACGAAGCACTTCGGTTCGCCCTGGTATTTGCATAACGCCAGCTCTTTTGAGCTTCAGCAAGTTTAATTTTCCGTTATAATCTGTCATATTGTATAAATTAAAAAAAATATAGCCCCAAGAGAGGGAATCGAACCCTCGCCAACCTCCGCTTATTAAGAGCTGCTTATTACGGAGTGTCTTCGCATACATTCTTTAACACAGTAGAATAAATGAACTTATATATATTCACCTCTTTCCTTTAGGGTTTGATAAGAATATCGGTATCACTACCATACAGCCCACGCACACCCGTACGATTGGTTTTCCTTGGGATAAAAAGCCCTACCGCCGTAGGGCAAAAAATAATAACCATAATTAATATTTATCTAACTAACAATTGACATAACTGATTACCTCACGGCAATATATATCAGAACCTAAATTTAACTTTTCTAAAAGAAAGAGCCGACACCTCACGGCGGCTTAAAGGCTCTTATTATCGACTTTTTCTATATTCAATCTTATATGTAGTTATGCGTTTGGAATCAATGTATTCTGAATGAAGCTACTCATTGCCAAGTTCTGTGAAAGAATCATTGGCTGGTCGAGCTGAGTTGACTTATACATATCGGTAGCCGCATTGTACAAATCCCAAGCGGTAACAATATTGCGCTCGTAGTAGGCAATCATCATTTTCTCGGTCAAGCGACCAATCTGTGCTTGATTGAGAGGAATGACCTGAGGGTTGCGAATGCCTTTGTATTTCGTTTCAGCAGCAACACGGAGCGAGGTCAGCATACCGATGATGGTAAACATCTCCTGTGCCTTAATCTCACGATTCTTCATACGCTCAATCATTTCATCATTGGTATCAATGATACCTCTTAGATTAGCGAGCCAAGCATCAGCACGTTGAAGAAGCTCATCGAGCTTGAAAGCTCCTCTTTTGCTATTGATGTCTGAGTAGGTAGCACCATAATGCTCGGCATTAAGAAGACACTGATTATGGCAGATAATTACGTTTCTGCCAATACCTAACTGAATACCCTTCTGATGGAATGATACCGCCATATTGGTTGTAATCTCATCGTTGCCCTCTCCTTTATCAAAGTCACGCAAGCGAATATTACAGAATACTCGGCGAAGGATATGAGCCTCTACAGCTCTATCACCCATCAAAGCTTCCTTCTCAGGCAAACGGGTAACACCTGGAGTATTGCGGTCTTTGTTATTCGCCGCAAAGAGGTCGTAAATCTCAGCCTTATAACCGTGCTTCTCGCACAAGTCTTCCACCTGATGAATGAGGTCAAAATGATAGATGCCTTTTAAAGGTTTTCCGTACACATCATTCTCTTTCTCGGTGCGTTCAAGCTGTTCGATTGTCAGAATCTGTACCTTGGATGTCTCAAAATCCAAGAACTGATTCATATTATCACTCTTCAACTCTGGCTGCTTTGCAACCGCTACCTCTGCTACCTTTGGCTGTGCCATCAAATTCATTGCCATTGTGTTCATTGTTGTATCTCCTATTTTTAATACGTTAAACAAAATAATTATTACTATATATACTATTAATCTTCAATATCATTAAGAACTTCCATGTGTTGCGTTTCTCCTACCAACTCAACATTCTGCGAAAGGTTCTTTGTATTAAGGAATACCCATTTAGGTATGATGCAAAGATTATAGTTGCTATCTAAGGCATCATCCTTGATTATCAGTTTAGACTTAGGCACGAAGACCTTTGTCTTACCTTCCTTTCCGTTGAAAAGGAAAATCTGAGCATTCTTTGACTGTTCCATCATTACATCTTTGCGACAACGGAATTTAACCAACGTTGTTACTATCTCCATATTACCTCCTTCTTTTAGTAAGCGAGCCAGATAGTGGCATACGCTAAGATAATTCCACTAGCGGCAAGAACTGCTGCCTGTACCGCATTCTTTACATCTTCGATTCTCCAATTACTTGGATTCATCATGTCTTTTTTCATTTTTCGTATCTCCTATATTAGTAGCAGGGTGGTTAGCCCTGCCGTTACCTTTCTTAGATTTCGAGTGACTGAACCTTGCGTACAATCATTGAAATATAATTGCTCTCCTTACCGCTCTCCTTCATCTTCTCATTGGTTCGCTTATCAACCTCGAAGACAATTCTACCTAATGTATGCCCGTTGCTACCATTATCAAATGTATGATAATAGTAATCGAGATTAACTTGAACCTCCAAGAAATCATCAGGTGCATCAACCTTATCTCTTATTGCAATATAGCCTTCCAAGTGAATCTCTTTGAAGAGCATTGGTATTGTCTGAAACGATGTACTTACCAACTTCTCATACTCACAACCTCTATAGTCTTTTCTTACCTCTACAGAAAACTGAGCGTTGATGCCCAAGCGATGAATGGTTGTCTCAACATCATTGATGATGTAATCTAAGACCCGCTTACTTAAAATCTCTGTTTTCATTGTCGTATCTCCTATTTTTAATTTATTAATAATTTCTACATTAATTATATGTATCAAAAGCTATTTTATTAACTTTGATACCGCAAAATTAATAACTTTATCTCAGACTACCAAATTTATTAATAGCAATTTTTAATTTATTAATATTATCTATTAGTTTTTAATAGATTTTAAATGATTATCTCAGATTTTCTTTATAATTTTGCGGCATAAAAAGGAAAGTGCTATTTTCCAAGCAAAGAAAAGAATCATATATGCCCAATCAACACAAGTGAAAGGGTTCGATATACAAACCAAGCAGAATGATAGATAGCACCTTTCATCTGTTTGGTTTTTACATTAATATATATATAATGATGAAAAGAATAAGAATAGGAATACAGGAAGCTAAGTTTGCTCTGAGCGATAAGAATCGCTTGGATGCTTTCTGTTTGCTTCTTAAAATAAAGCTCTTATTCCGCTCATCAGACCTTAATCTTGTGTCATATAATCATTGCGCCAAATTATTGCATATCGACAATAATAAATTGAAGAGACTGCTTGAATATGGTTGCAAGATAGGGTATTTCCGTTTTGAAGAGAAAAACGGAAAGAAGAGATTCATTGCACGCAGCATACATTCAAATGATGGATATAGTTATAAGCTTCGCAAGGATGATTTGACGAAGATGACATTCCCTGCCCTCAAAAACCTTTTGAGAAGGATTGTTATGGAGAACCAAGTTAGAATGCAAGAAGACGTAATCAATACGCACAATAAGGGGACGAATGGGAGAAATGCAAAGACTGTTCGCAAGGCTCTCAAACGTGAAAGTCGTATGTTGAGGAAGAAGTTTAGCGATAACAAAGGTTTATCTTATGACAGAATCAAGGATGTTATCTTTGGTACGATGTACCAAGCATTCAAAGTCACAAATCAGCTTGTAAACAGAGGTGTTATCAATAAGCACACAAGAATCAAGGAAGTAAGGTGCGATGCAAAGGTATGTACTAATAATATGGCTATCACGGATATTGAAGGTTCTGTGATAGTGATAAGCGCAAAAAAAAGAAGTGCATTTTCCATTGAATCGAATATCTATCGTATGCAGATGGACGATGCAATATCAATATCTCGTCATGGAATGAGAAGAAAGGAGGCGAAAATATAGTTTAGGTAAAATCAAAAATAATAAAATAAGGGATGAAGGCTTTAATTTAATTTATTCCCTTATTGGGGCGACAGCCCCAATAAATAATTAACTAACGGGCGCACTTACGCCCCACCCGATTATATAATAACACAGGAGATACGAAATGGAGAAAAAGAAAAATTGGCTCGATACTTACCTCACACCAGCAAAAGAACTTGTTGGATATGAGTGCTATGTAAGTTGTGATTATGAAGACAAGTTCGCAATAGGGAAATTTTCAGTTATTATCATTAAGAACGGAGAAGTTGTAGCAAAAGAGAAAAATCACATCTATTGCGCTTCAAAGGCAGTCGTTATCGTAGAAGCGACACTCTTTATGATGCAAAAATGCGAGAATGCCGATGTTATCACAATACATTCGGAATACTTTAAAAATTACTTTGCCTTTTTCAATGAGGCGAGAAAGGCTTACGCACAAACAAAGAAAAACTATATGAGCTTATACAAGAGCTTTAGAAAGGATGCGGAAGTAATCTTTGACCTCACTACTTGGTGTAAAAGAAACAAATACGATGATGAGGTTAAGAAAATGTTAAGCGATAACTAAACTATAGGAGATATGCAAGATGAAAAATGAAACGAAATTAAAGAAACTGATGTCTTTCTTAGACGAGAACGGCATCAAGTACACCACACCTCGAAAGAGAAAAGAGGGAAGTGCCCACCTCTTCATCGGTCAGTACATGATTGCTGTAAAGATAGAGGGTGAAGATGATACGTTATTCTTCAATAAGCATAAGAGAGGAAAGCATCCTTTCTTTATCAGAACTTCGGAGACACCGAAATACATCATCGAAAAGATGCAGAATCTGATTACAAGAATGATGTTAATACAACAAAAACATTTTATGGAACAACAAAAATAATTATATGGAAAGACTTAATTTTAAGATAGAGTTCGCTGATAATGGAGTTATCGTTAAAGATGATAGCTCTGGCTTTGTAAATGTCTATCAAGAAAAAGAGAAAGGTAACTATTACGAATATACGGCGAGAGCTATCAGCGAATCCGTAGCTGAAACCATTGCTCATCTTTTGCTTGATGGCACGGAAAAATTGAAGCAGAAGTCGATTTATAAAATCAAAATTGAGATAAGATAATATGTTATACCAAAAGAAAGAAAAGAAGCCGAATACGGCAGTTAAATATGAGGTGCGTGAGTTTATTCACGGCGGTATTGAATATGCAACAGATTGCCCTTTCGGTGAATGTGGTCAATATACGCACGCTCTACATAAGGTCGGTGCTATTGAATGCAATCTTTGTAAGTATCAGAAGAAAAACAATACAGAAACAAGGGTTGTAAGATGTATGCATCCATTATTAAAGGAATCAGCAGTTAATAAACCTTTTAAAAAGTAAGAGTTATGATAGAATCAATGAAGATACGTCAAGGGTTGGTATTTACCTTGTCTATAGAACCAAATCAGGTGATTGTTATAGGTAACAACAATAAACTCTATGTTTACAATATTGAGGAAGGTAAATATGCGCTTATCAATGTGTACCCTCTTAGATTGAAGGTAATTAAGGTTGATAAATCTATTGTTGAATGCAATATTATAGCGGACGAATACAATATTCCATATAAAAAGAATATCCCTATTCAGTTTGAAGAGATTGCCAAAAATGGTACGGCTATCACAGAGGAAAAGGAAGAAATGGTTAATCATCCTAACCACTACGCTTGGTTAAAGGAACTCTGCGGCATAGAGCCGATTGATATTTGCCGACACCTTGATTTCAACTGCGGCTCGGCAGTAAAGTATCTCTTACGCAAGGGAAAGAAGGAAATGAATCTTTCCGAACGTGAACAGAGAGTGCAGGATTTGAGTAAAGCAATCTTCTATCTAAAAGATGAGATAAAAATGTTAGAAAATCAAAAATAGTAAAGATATGAAAGAGTTGATAAAGAAAGAAACCATGACCTCGCTTGAAATTGCCGAGGTTACAGGTAAGCGGCATTCTGATGTTCTTGAAGCTATCAGAAACATGGAAGCTGCTTGGGAAAAAGTAGCCCAACGGAAATTTCCGCTCGGCTCATACAAGGACGCAAACAACCAAGACCGCCCTTGCTACATTCTAAACAAAACCGAGTGCTTGTATGTCGCCACTAAGTTCAATGACGAGGCAAGAGCGAAATTGATTCTTCGTTGGGAAGAACTAGAAATCAAACAATGTGAGCAATATCAAGTGCCACTGTCATTTGCCGAGGCTCTGATGTTGGCTGCAAAACAGCAACAAAAAATTGAAGAGCAACAGAAACAACTTGAAGCAAGCTCAAAGGAAATCGTAGAGTTGAACGGTGCTATATCCGAGATGCAACCAAAGGTAACTTATGTAGATAAGATTCTATCAAGCAATGAGACTGTAACGACAACGCAAATTGCACAGGACTACGGTCAGTCAGCAAAGGCGTTCAATGTCTTGCTTCGTAATTTTGGCATTCAACATAAGGTTGGCGGTCAGTGGATATTGTACGCAAAGTACCTTCCTTATGGTTATGTGCAATCTGATACTGTACCTATCGTTCATCGAAACGGAACGAATGGCTCGGTGATGCACACAAAATGGACTCAGAAAGGAAGATTGTTTCTTTACGAGGAGTTGAAGAAGCATGGCAACTTACCTCTCATAGAGCAAAATCAGCAATGAAGATAAGCAAGGCTCTTATCAGACAAATTCGCTGCGACCTCCTTTCGCATACAACCGATGCGGAGAAGGCTGCGGCGAAAATCTGCACTCTGTTAGGATATAAGGTAATACCACAGCAGCCGATAGTTACGGGCAAGAAGCTATACTTCGCTGATATATATCTGCCCGAGATAAAAACGATTGTTGAGCTCGATGGTGGTTATCATTTTACTAAAGACCAAAAGCGCAAGGATGGTAACCGCTCTTCGGGTATATGGCGGCTCGGGTATCATGTGGTAAGATTGAGTAATCACGATGCTAGGAATCCGAAGAAGGTTAAGGCAAAGTTAGATTTGATACAACGCAAGGCAAAGTAACCAAGAATATTGGCTATCTTGCCTTTTATTTTTGTTTCTTAATAACTATACATAAATTAAAAGAAAGCCGCTTAGACCGCAAGAAAATCGCCGAAAACAGCATTTGTTTACACAGCTTTTATTATTTATCATTATTTTATTAATAGAAATAGTAATTTTGCAATCGGAAATTATTTATTTATTAACGTTTAAAACAGAATTACTATGACAATAAAAGAAAAAGTGCTTGCTTCTGCCAAAACATCATTTGCAAAGTATGGTTTGAAGAAGGATGAACTTTCAAAGCTGGTTGACCTGATTGTTGCAAGTCGTGGTCTAACAGATGAGTCAAAGGACGAGGATGTAACGAGTGCTATCTCGGCAGTTGAACCTTATGTTGGTATGATGCAATCATCATTCAATCGTGCGGTCAGCGAAACAACGAAGAAATTCGATGGATGGATTGACCCTAACGACCCTAACCATAAGTCTACTCCACCAGTTCCTCCTACCCCTCCAGTACCTCCAACAGGGCTTACGCAAGAGCAGGTTCAGCAGATGATTGCCGAAGCAACAAAGGGTAATCAGCAAGCTATCAAAGAAGCCGTTGCCGCCGCCATTGCTCCATACAAGGAAAAGGAAGAAAGAGCCCGTCTCAATGACCTTTTCGGCAAGAGCGATAAGTTGAAGGATATCCCAGAGCAGTTCCGTTCACGTTATCAGCTCGACAAGGAGGAGAACCTTGAAACTCTCGCACAGCAATGTGCTGATGATTGGACTGCATTGAAGCAGTCGCTTGTTGCAAGCGGCAGTTTCGTTGAAGCTCCCAAGGCGACTTCTCATGAAGACGAGCAGAATGATTTCATAAAGATGATGCAAGGCTTCTCGGAGCGCAATACTCCAAAGGAGTAAGGCATTATCAATGAATTATGTTAAACTCTTTAAAAGAAGAAAATTATGTCAAACAGAGGCTATTTTTTGCATAGAACCAAGCCAGAGGATATCAAGGAAGCACTTTGGCTTGAAGAGCAGTGCCTTCGCCGACAGGGTGGTTATGACCTCGACCGCACCAACCTTCCAGCCACTTTGAAGTGGGTTGCAAAGGGTACAGTTCTCAGACTTGTAACTGGTGGTAAAGCGCAGGTTGTGAAGACTGCAAAGGCTGTAGAAAAGGCTGATAAGGCTGCTACAGCCTTGAAGATTGCTAGCGGTTCTTTGTTCCAGGTTGGAGATAAGATTGCTGGTGCAACCATTTCGGCGATTGCTTCTGCTGATGGTGTAGATACATTGACCGTATCAGCACTTGATAATGCGGTTGCTAAAGATGCGGTTGTATCAGATTATGATAAGACTAAGGATGTGCTCCTTGGCTTCTCATACGACACTCTCGATGTAAGAGACCAAGAGTCTTCTATCGCAGCTACTCCTACCTTACAGGTAATGGAGGTAGAGGAAGATTCTCTCCCTTATCCTATCAACGAAGATATTAAGTTGGGTATCAATGCTGTTGGTATCGCTTTATTTAAGATTCAGTAACCTTTAAAAGTGGAGATTATAGATTATGAATAGTATTTTGAAGAATCTGCAAGACCCAAAGTCTTTTCAGACCTACATTGACGAATACATGAAGACTTCCACCTACAAGGCTGAGTGGAAAAACGAGTTGAAGTCAGTCGAATATTGTGCTGCAAAGGTATATCAAGCAAATATGGCAACCTATGCTGCTGCTATGGTCGGTTCTGTAGTCGCTAAGAACGCAGAGCGTCCATTGCATACCATGCCTGATTGGGGTCAGCTTACGGGCTCTATCGGTCGTATCGCCGATGAGTGGGAACTTGATAACGACTACCTCGACCAGATGAACCTCTTGGAGGGTAAGTACAAAGATATGGAGGGACGTGGCAGTTATACTCAGTTACAGTTGAATGCTAAAAAGGATGAGCTTATCAAGTACTCTTTCAAGCCTTTCGAGTTGGCGGTTATAGCTCCTCATAAGCGTATTGATATGTTGTACTTCGAGGGATTGTTTAAGGGTACTCAGACTGTATCACGTACCAATAACTCTAAGGCTAACGTATCTTACACCTTTGATTTGGGAGTTAAGCAGCTCTCTGCTACCACAAATTGGGGTGAGGTGAACGCAACTCCTATTGAGGATATTAAGAAATTGAAGGACGAGGCTCGCAAGAAGGGTCGTAAGATTCTGCGTCTTCGTATGTCTGAGAACACATTCTTCGCAATGTGTAAGGCAAAGGAGATTAAGGACACCTTCCGCTTGAACCTTGGTGAGATTACCATCAATCCTACTGCACCGATGATTAGCGTTGACCAGATGAATATCTATCTGCGCTCTATCCTCTTGCCAACAATTCAGATTGATGAGGATAAGTTCGTTGAGCTGCCTGACAAGACAGTCTTTAATCTTATCCCAGACAATAGAGTTGTTGCGATGTGCGCCGAGAAGGTGGCTGTGCCTAAGTGCGCAGAGTGCTTGGAGGCTATCGACCCAGTTGATGGCGTTTCTTACTCTACATACGATAATAACCTTATCGGTTATTGGAGAGATAAGAAGGGTTATCACCTTACCAACGAAATGTGGATGCAACCAGTATTCGATGGTATCGAAGACTTCTTTATCTTGAAGGTTGGTGCTTAATGCACTGACCCTCAATTATAAATATATTGATTTAATAAGTGAAACTTCATAAGATAACAAGATTAGCATGATAATTTCAGAAGCCATAGCAAGCGAGATTCAGCCTTTCTCTACCTCAGATGAGACCTTGGAGAAGATGTTTATTGATGCTACTGATAAGTTTAGCATCACGGCATCCGTGGTTGATGAATACTCTGTAGCGGTAAAGAAACCCGTAGCCTATGCGGCTATGCGTATCCTCTACAAGATGAATCCATTATCAAGTGAGAATGTTGGCGGTATCTCTCAGAGTTACAAGAACGACAAGAATCTCATTGATAAGATGATTAAATCTATTGCGAAGGATGCAGGATTGGATGCTGACCTTGTTATTGACAGTACTTCTGATGATTATTGGGTTCAGAGTGTGAAGGTATGGTAATCAAATAGATAGCGTATGAATTTTGAAGATATACTTAAAGTAAAAGGTGCTCCACAAGATGGCTTTGATGAGGACGGGAATCCTATCGAACAGCCCGAAGGAGAATGGCAAATCTTTGGAAAGTGCGTTATTTTGCCTAATTCGCAGGCGAAGATTATCCCTCTGGCAGACGGGCAGCAGTACGTGTATTCGCACGAAATCTATGCTCCTCTCTCAAAAGCAAAATACCCTCTCATACCGAAGGAAGGCGAAAAGGTTTGGATAACCAAGAAAGATGGCACGATTGATAAGGAAATGGAGGTTAAAGGCTTCGTAACCTTAAAGAAACGCTATCTTAGAATTTGGCTCTAATAGGCGGCAATATGGCAAAGGTTGAATTACAAATCAAAGGTCGTGAAGCATTACAGAAAAGGCTGAACGAAAAGAGGCAGCAGATTATCAGTTACCTTAATATGCGTTTGATGCAACTTGCCGAAGAAGCGGTCATCTACTCTAAAGAAAACAAAGGTTATCAAGACCGAACTGCAAATTTAAAGAACTCGATTTCATACGCTCTCTACCTTGATGGGCAACTCATCACCTTGGCAGTTGGTAAGATTCCAAAGGAAGAAGAAGCGGAAGGAGGACAGGAGGGTGTAAGTGCTGCACTCAATGAGTATGCACAGAAAGAAGGTGTGGTAGCTCCTAAAGGGTACTCCCTCGTTATTGTTGCTGGTATGAACTACGGTAAATACGTAGAAGATAAAGGCTACAATGTCTTACACCTTACAAAGTATTTCCTTCGTGAAGAAATGAAGAAGGTTTTTGAAGAAGTAGCTGAAATGATTAAAAGCGATAGTTAGATATGATACTCGGAGATAAAGCGGTAACGGCATTATTTAAGTATCTCAATGATAATATTGAGAGTATAGGCATAAAGAAAGGTCGTATCTTTAAATATGAGATACCCGAGAAGTTGGCGGTCTGTGATTATATCGCCATCAATCATCTTCCCTTTGTGTATAGTGATGCCATTAATGAGGGTGTAGTGAATTTGAATATTCATTGCCCTAAGACCTTATCAAATCTACCTAACATAAAGAAACTCTCTGATTACTCGGAGAAGATTCTTTCTCTGTTTGGTGATGGTACTTATCTCGGTGGCTGCTACTTTGATTTCTACTCTATCTCTCGTCCAACTCGTGATAATGATAACACTTATTACGTCAATATGAAATTTAATGTAACGTATAATAATTTAAAAGAATAAAACTATGGCAAAGAATGGTGTATATGGCTTGGAAAGCTTCAGTTTTGCCGATTGTGTCGAAAATGGCGGTTATCCTACAACATGGAGCGACAAAATTAAGGCTGTCGTTTCTGGTAGCTTGAGTTTTAACGACCAGGCAGCACAGACATCGGATGTAGAGGTTGAGGATTCAGAAGACCCTTACGCAGTACTGACCACATCAGCAGCAACAAAGGGCTTTATCTTGCAGACATACGATTTCTCAGAAGATAACTTCACGAAGCTTCTTGGTTATACAAAGGATGCTGGTGCTGCTGGTAAGGATGCTTGGTTGAATGAGCTTCCACAAGAAACCGAGATTTACAAGGCTGTACAGATTGTGACAAAAAATTTGGATGATATTCCTTCTCGTACCTTCCAGTGGTCTAAGATGAAACTTACAATCACTCGCAGTGGTTCTATCGGTAAGAGTGGACTTCCTAATCTTAACATTGAGTTCCGTCAGATGGCGGTATTCGATGCAAAGGGTGACAAGAAGAGTGGTCATCGTAATATTCTTACCAAGGATATTAGTGCCTAAAATGGTAAGTAAGAATACTTGATATCTAAGATTTTTATTTAGATAAAAGATTAAAATTAAACTTCAAGAGGCGGTGAGGTAAGGGAACTTTCCCAAGCCGCACCGCTTTTTTATGTTATAAAATACATTTTTGATATGAAAACATCAGATAAGGAAAAGGTAGCAAAAACGCTTTCCGAGGCATCTGTAAAGATTAAGGTTGGTATGTTTCGCTTTAAAGTGAAGCCACTTACCTTTATGCAGATTTATGAAATGGGTGTATTCGGTAACTCTATCAAAGAACCAACATGGGAAGAAGGCGATATGATAAATATTATCCCTCTCTTATTTGAACACTCTGAGACAGCTCGTTTAATGAGCGAGATTTTTATCGTGTGCGCCTTTCGCAAGAAGTGGGCACGCAAAGTATGGGGGCGATATATACGCAAGCACCTTGATATTATGGCATTCAATGAGCTTGTGAAGTTCATTAGCGGTTCGTTTAATGCAAATTTTTTCTTAACCTCTATAACTTTCCTGACCCAGACGAAGATAATGACGGAGCCGAAAACGACTCCCCGTGGGCAACAATCGGAGCAGTAATGAAGTACTTTCGTATGAGTTACGAGGAGGTCGTATTTAATCGCTCATACCTTAATATTATTCTGCTTAACCGCTCGATTCCGTCCTTTAATACAAATACCAAGGATGAACCGAGAAAAGGCAGCAGACAGCAAAAAAAGCCGCAAAAAGAGTATCATGAGATAGATAAGCCAATCTCTGCTAATGATTACTTTATGGGCTTGATGTAATAATCACATAAATAAGCAAACAATATGACAGCAGCAGATGAAATACTTGGAATCAGCGGACAGATGGATATTTCCGATATTCAAGCATCACTTGATAAGCTTTGTGATGGTTTGAACCGTGTCGGCGTTGATACAGAAGCTTTATCTCAGAGAATGAATAAGGCACTTAACGATGTGGCGCAATCCGATGAAGACCTTGCAACAAAGACCACCAAGGCTATGCAGGTTCTCAAATCTGCTATGGATGAAGCCACAAAGGGGATACAGGTAGTACCAGAAATGATTGATACTGCCAATAAACGAGTAGAAACCATTGAAGGTACTATCGGTAAACTTAACGAGCAATTAGCTAAGACGGAAAAAGGCTCAGAGGCATTCGGTTCGCTTACCAAGCAGATTGATGCTCAAAAGCATTCTTTGGAATTGGCGAAAGGTGATGTAAAAGACCTTATTGAATCTTATGATGGTGTGAGAAACTCTATCTCTCAGGTAAATGGTGCGTATCAAGCATTGAGTGCTTTCTCCGTTGCAAGCACAAGCGCAAATGGTGTTCAATCCGCAACGAATATTGCTGTAGGGGCTACGGCTACAACGGCAGCAACCGCTACATCAGCAGAAGCAGCAGCTCACGTAGCAAATGCCGAGGCGGCAACACAGAATGCCGAAGCGGAAAATCAGAACGTAGAGGCAACTAGACATCTGACAGAAGCTTTGCAGCAATATATTTCCGTTGCTTCGGGTCGTGCTGAGATTGAACGAATGCAATCCGAGAGTGCAAAGGAGCTGAAAGCGGATATGAAGTTGTACGAGAAGACCATTGAAGATATTCAGAACAAACTTAGCACGACTGATTTTGCTAAAAATATTGAGGAGGCAACAAAGAAGATTGAGGTACAGAAATCAAAGATTGAGAGCTACAAGAATGCTCTTGCAAATCTTTCTGCTGCGGATAACGAAACGGGAAATGGTGCTAACTATTACAATCAGCTTATTGAGAAAGCCCAGGCAAATATTGATGTCCTTCAATCAAAAATCAATGATTGGCAGACAGAACAGCAGCGACTTAATGCAGACCTTCAGCAATACAATGCTCTTCTCGAAGCTGCGAATAAGATTCAGGGTGGTTCAACCATCGTTCAGTCTGATGCGACATCAACTGTTAAAATCAATGTTGAGGACACATCATTATCAGAACTGACTTCTAAGATTGATGAGAGTAAGCAGAAATTGCAAGATTTAGAAGCAGAAGCTTCTAAGATGGATGGAAAGCCACTTGGAGAAAAGCAGAAAGAAGACTTGCAGAAACTACAGTCTGAGATTGAAAAGACAAAGAATAATATATCTGTATTGCAAGAGGCTATCCGTGAGAAGAACGAAGAGACTTTTATCGGTAGATTGCGCAATCAGATTTCTGATTTCGGGCAGAAGATTTCCGATTTCGGACAGAGCATAAAAGATAAAATAACTCAACCTATTGATGAGCTGAAAGCAAAAGTAAGCGGTTCTTCCATCGGTCAGCGTTTTAGTGAGGAGTTCGCACAAGCAAAGTCTGGTCTAAGTGATTTTAAAGACGGTATCATCAATGTAATGACTGCCAATGGTAAGTTGCAAGGTGAGATTGGTAAGGTCGGCGAAGCTTTCAAGGCTCTTGGTATTCCCGTAACGGGGTCTCTTACTGCTATTAAGTCCGTAACAAAGGCTCTATGGGGAATGTGTGCAACACCTGTGGGTGCGGTAATTGCTGCAATCGCTCTTGCTTTCAAGGCGGTGCATACATGGATGACTAAATCCGCAGAGGGTCAGAAGGTCTATACAAAACTGATGGCTTACTTTGGTTCTCTTGCTAAGTCTATCACAGATATTGTGATTATCTTCGGAGAGTACTTGTACAAGTGCTTCACTAAGCCAAACGCTCCTCTTCGTGACTTCGGTAATAACTTCGTGAAGACGTTTAAAACTGCCGTGAAAGCAGCGGTGAATCTTATTGGAGGTCTCGGAACGACCATTAAAGGTGTGTTAAATATGGATTGGGACACCTTTACCGCTGGTCTTAAAAAAACTTGGGATGGAATTAAGGGTGCTGGTGAGACTGTTATTGGCGCATTCAAGACGAGTGTTTCGGGAGCGATTGGTGTTGCTAAGACTGCTTATGATGCTTTTGCAGGTGATGATTTAGCAAAGAAGTTAGCACCTTCTTTAAATGGAATACTTTCTAAAGCAAAGCAAGCAGCTTCTCTTGCTGGTAAGATACAAGAAACACAGATTTCCATCAAAAAGAATACAGAGGAGCAGTATAAACTTGACGAAAAAATCGCCGAGATAAAGAATAAGATATATTCGTTGCAAGGTAAGGAAAAAATTGCAGCCATTGAGGAGGCAAGAGCACTTGTTAGGCAGAAATATGATTATCAGATAAAACAGCAGCAGAAACTCGTAGAATTGCATGAAAAACAAGCAAATCTGCACACTAAATCATTGCAAGATATTGCCGCAGAGCGTGAACTTAGAATACAGGTACTGAGAACGCAAGTTCAGCAGAATAGTGAACAGAGAATGCTCATAAGACAAGAGGAAGCAGCAAAACGTTCTCTTGCTAATAAAGCAAAATCGGATGCTAAGAAAGATGCTACTCAACAGAAGCAGATTAATTCAGCAGAAGGAAAGCTTGATGATGTTATCTATAAGAATGCTTACGAAAGAGCAAAAGCTTGGCAATCTTTGGAACAGGAGGTAACCGATGCAAAGATTAAGGCGATGAAAGAAGGCGAAGAGAAGGTTATTGCCGAGCGCAAAAGAGAGCTATCCAAAGAAATTGAGCAGATTGAAGAGCGAAAGAATGCAGCTATCAAGGCAGAGCGTGACCGACAGAAAGCTGAATTTGACGCACAGCAGTCTGTTATCAAGGCAAAGGGTGGTAAGGCTGAGACTTGGGATGATAAGAAATATCTTGATTCAAAGAATATTAAGAAGATTACCGAGCAGTACACCATCATTGAGCAAAAGACTGTAGAATCATATAATAATGAAATTTATGCCGATGAATTAAAATCATATCGTGAATACTTAAAGGAGTATGGCAACCTCGAACAGCAGAAGCTCGCCATCGTTGAGGAGTATAATGAGAAAATCAAAGAAGCAAGGGCAAAAGGTAATCTTTTCGAGGAAGCAAAGTTGAAAACTGACCTTGAAGAGCAGCTAAAGAAGCTCAACTTTAATGATTTCAAGGATTCTATCAACTGGGATTCTGTTTTCTCTGATATGGGAAGATTGAGTAAATCTTATCTCGAAGATTTAAGAAAAAAACTCAAAGACCTTCTCGGTTCGGGTACTCTTGATATTGATGATATGAAGGTTGTATCTGAACAGATTGGTAAGATTGATGATGCAATCTCGGAGCAAATCGATAAGTGGGGATGGTCTAATGAAAAGGTGCGTGAATATAATCGGCTCTTGCAAGAGGCTGCTGACGCACAAGAGCGACTGAGAAAAGCAACAGTTGAGCAATACAATGCACAGGAACAGCAGTCTTCTACGAAGATTGCTATACAGAAAGTCTTTGCCGAGACGGGAGTATCTGTAAACACAGATAAGATAACCTCTCAAAATAAGAGCACACTCTTCAATGAGAATAAGATGAACCTCAGTAATGAGCAGCTTGGAAGATTAAAGAAACTCTTTGATGAACTCGCTGTTTCTGAGATAAAGGTCGGAAAGGCAACAAAGGACGTAAAGAAGGCACTTGAGGATGCAAATGTATCACAAGATAAGGCAAGGAAGTCTATTAAGGAGATTGCAAATGAATGGGCGGAAGGCATCGGTAATGTTGCTAAGAAGTTAGAAGAGGCAAGCGAATTGATTGATGCTCTTGGTTTCGGCAATTCAGACCTTGGAAAGAAGCTTAAAAGTGGTGCAGATGCCTTCAACAAGGGTTCGCAAGCAGCATCAGACTTTGCTACTGGCAACTATATTGGGGCAGCTATTAACGGCGTAGGGGCTATCAAATCGCTTGGTAGTGCTCTTGGTATCGGCAATGGAAGTAATGCAAAGGAGGTTGCGGAGACAACAAATCGCCTTACAGAATCAAACGAGCGATTGCAATACTCTATTGAGCAGTTGAAGAGTTCGATTGATAAGACCTCGGGAATGAGTGCCGTCAGCAATTATCAAAAAGCCTATGATGCACAGAAGCAAATCAATAAGCAGAGTATGGAAATTCTTCAATCGCAGATGGGTTACCACGGCTCGCATCACTCTAACGCTTATTATTGGAATCTGTCAGCACAGGACTATGCGGCTATCAATCGCACGTTAGCACAACAGTCAGCGGTCAGAGGAGGCTATATTAATTCTACGATAAACAAGGTAAGTTCTTTGGAGGATATTTACAAGCTCACTCCAGAGCAGATGAAGGATATTCGCACATACAACCAAGATGTATGGAAGAATATGACCGACCAAGGTAAATATGATAAAACCGAATATTGGGAGAATTATACCGACCTTGCCGAGAAGCTTGAAGAGCTGACTGATAAAATCAATCAGAATCTTACGCAGACAACCTTCGATTCGTTAAAGGATAACTTTATCAGCAATCTTATGGATATGAGTAAATCGGCGCAAGATTTCGCAAATGATTTCGCAATGAAGCTCAATAAGTCTATGCTTAGCTTTGCCGTTGATGACCTTGCTAATAAGAGACTTAAAACCCTATATGAAAAATGGGCAGATAAGATGAAGCAAGGACAGCTCTCCAATGACGATTTGAATATACTTAAAAAAGAGTATGATAACATCGTTGATGAAGGTTTGAAGATAAGGGATAATATTGCTGCAATGACGGGATATAAGGAAGCGCAATCTCAGCAGACAGCAACGGGTAAGGCTATTGAGGCTATTACCGCAGACCAAGGAAGCAGCCTTATCGGTATCGGTTATGCGGTGCAAATTGCCCAAGAGCAAGGTAATGAGGTTCGTAAGGCTATCGCAGTTGATGTTTCTTTCTTGCGCATCTATGCTGAGCAGACATATAATAATATCTCTGAAATGCGAGATATTCAGTATCAAGGATTACAGCAGTTAGAAGCAATCAATAAGAATACTGCACCAATTATATTGATACGTGAAGACATCGCAAGTATGTATAAATTAATGAAAGATAAGTATTAAGTTATGAAGAATGATGCTTTTATTAAATTGGTCGATGAAGCGGATTCTGCTTACGTTGACCTTGATACTTTCGGTATTACATTGGTAAGGGGTTGGCGAGAAGCCTTGCTGACCCCAGCACCAGTAAAAAGCTATGTGACGAACAATAGCCGATTAGAGCATGGACTATCGGTTATCGCCACATCGAAGTATGCCAAGAAAGATAAGCGTGACGTAAGTATCTCTTTCTTTCTTGAAGGCGGTTCAGAAGAAGATTACTTGCAGAAATATGAAGCTTTTCTTAATAAGATAGCTTATTCGGGTGAGTTTTGCTTAAAAGTTCCTCGCTTAAAGAGGGTTTTTAAACTTGTTTACACGCAATGCTCGCAGTTTGGTGATTATGGTCTAAAAAGAGGTAAATTTGTACTCAAATTAACGGAGTACAACCCGAATGATAGAATTAAGTTATGATTAAGATATATGATATAAACGATAAATTGCTGATGCAAGCAGAAGTAACATCAGCGGCGAAGAGAGAACAGGAAATGTCTAAGTCTGATTACATTACTCTGTCTTTCTCCGCTGCTGAGAAAGTTATTCTGCCCGTTGGTGCGTATATTAATTATACATATAAGATAGACAAAGTAAGAGAAGTGACAAGGAAGTTCCTTCTCTTAGAATCATACGAGCCTATTCAAACAGATGAATGCTCTTGGAAGTACACTCCTCAGTTTCAGCACCCAAAGATGATTCTGTCTAAGACCCCATTTTTTATCTATACCCGTAATTCACAGAATGTAGAGGTAAAACAAAATGTATGGTCTTTCGTTGGCACAACTTCCGCTCTCAGTGGTAAGATTGCAGATTTCCTTAATAAGGATTTGATGTTTGGCGAATGCGGATGGAAAGTTATCTTTTCAAATGTAACGGCAAACACTGTCAATGTATCATTCAGCGATAACGATTTTATTTCTGCACTTACAGCGATTACAAATGCTATCGGAGATAACTGTGAATGGCATATTGACTATGATGATGAATTTATCTATATCGGTAAAGTCTTGGTCGGCGCAACTCCTGTTGTTTTGGAAGTTGGAAAGAATGTAGGTGTACCAAATATTAACAATAGTAAGAAAAGTTATTATAACGCTTTTTCTATCTTCGGTGGTACAAGAAATATTACACAAGTAAATAGCAAAGGTGAGAATGTATCATCTGGCGATATTCGTCTGCAATTAGATGAGGGCAATGGTACAATATCAATAGACGGAAAGGAACGCTCCTACTCTATTGATAAGTATTCTACACTTGACCTAAGAGTGGATAAAATAAATGAACCTCTCTTTACGAAGGTACTTGATTTTTCTCAAATTTTCCCTTCGCTCAATACCTATGTATATAATGTGCGTGGGCGAGTTAAGTATGTGCTTGATGAGAATAATGAGAAAATTCCTATCTCATATAATGCTGATGGGTCTGTTAAGGAATACAAGACCTTCACTGTATGGTATATGAGATTGGCTTATCCTATAACAGAAAAAGTAGAAGGAAAGACGATTATCAATACAACAGTTGATGATGGCGTTACTCATTACTGGTACGACTTTCAGATTACCGATAATTTACTTATCAATGGAAAGAATATCGGCTGCTCGTTCGAAGCTAATTTTAACACGGGTGCGCTTTCTACTCCCCTTGCAGGACGTGGCTCTAATGGCGAATATGTAGGATTTGAGCTTACTTATCATAAAGAGGCATCATCTTCGCACACGACAGACGATGTTAGTGATAGTAATTTCTCCGTATTGGCTGGTGATTACGAAATTATCTATCAAGAAGATAATGAAGTTATCATACCTACAAATGCTGCTGATATGCTCATTCCTCGTGGAGAAAGTATGCCTTCTTTTAAGTGCAATATTACCGTTCTCTACAATATTGCTATATCCGATTCTATCTATTATGAGGATGCTCAAAATAGATTATTGGAAAAGGCAAAAGAGGGAATTGTGCGATTATTATCAGATTTGAATAACTATGAGATTAAATCATATTCTGATGTATTCTTGGAGGAAAATCCTGAACTGCAAATAGGACAGAGCGTAACGTATAAGGACGGACACGGATATGAACTTGCAACAAGAGTATTGAAATTATCGACCAATATTGATTTTGGTTTCATACAAACGATTACATTAGGTAATCAAGTGATTAAGGGTACTATCACCCAGCTTAAAGAAGATGTACAGACAATCATTGCAAGCGGAGGAAGTAGCGGTAACGGAGGTGGATATTCCGTTTCTCAACTAAGAAGCCTTATTGCAAAGTACGGAAGTGATAACTTCCTGTCTAAGCAGTTTGACGACACCGCTCACGGAACTATCACCTGGGAGAAGGTACAGAAGCTTTTAAGTGGATTGCTTGTCGGTAACTCCAACAATGAGAACGGAGGCTCGTGGACTCTCGATGCAGAAGGTCGTTCGCATCTCATCACAGATTATCTTGAGGTGAGAATGAAGGCTATCTTCGAGGAGCTTGTAATCAAGAAGACATCTACAATCGGCGGTAAGGAGATTATCTCTCCTGCTGGCGGTGTGGTGGCTCATAAGGTAGAAGTTGTTACTGTGACATATAATAATGTGTCACAGAAGGCTTATCGTTGCTATTTCTTAGCAGAGCAGGAAGGCGATGCCGTGGATAATGATTTCGCTATTGGCGACCAAGTGCGCTCGGAATCTTTCAATGTTCGGAAGGGAACTTACCACAAAGTTGGCAATCACTTCTATTGGCGATTGGTAATCGGTCGTGACGAGGAACCTGTGGAACTGGAAGGAAAGAAGTACCATTATATCGACCTCTCCGATACCGATTGCGCTACTGCAAGCGATGTTCCTGCTAAAGGTGATGTACTCAATCAGTGCGGTAACAGAACCGATGTTGACCGTCAGAACTGCCTTATCTTCTCGGCGGTAGATACCTATTCGCCATCCGTCAGCCTCTATCACGGCATCAACAGCTATTCCTTTGCCAACAAAGAATACGTAGAGTATGGTGTGAACAAGCAGACCAACAAGGCGTTCTTCAATGTTTATGGCGATATGTATGTGGGCGACCGACCTACTAAGGAGAATGGCTATGAGGGTAGTAGCTACATCAAGTATGACAGCGCAGCCAAGCAGGTATCTGTTAAAGGCAAGATTTCTGCCAAATCAACCGTAGATGGCAAGGAACTGTCTCAGTATATTAAGGAGAACTCAGCAAAGGGCTTGACCGAGGAGCAGGTAAACAATCTCATCAAGAACTCGCAGGTTATTACTGACTTGCAGAATCAGGTGGATGGTGCTATCGAGACGTGGTTCTACGAAGGTGTGCCTACTTTGAAGAACGCTCCAGCAAGCAGTTGGACGACCGACAAGGATAAAGATACCCACCTTGGAGACTTGTATTACGACAACAAGACGGGCAAGGCATACCGCTTTGCCAAGGATGGCAGCACCTACAAGTGGACAATCATCACGGATACAGATATTGCCAAAGCCCTTTCCGATGCAAGCAAGGCACAGGAAACGGCAGATGGCAAGATGAAGGTATTCAGCACACAGCCTACGCCACCTTATCAGGTTGGCGATATATGGGTGAATGCCACTTATCCTTCTGACGGCAGTATCTACAAGAATGAGGTGTTGCGTTGTCAGACCAAAAAGGCGGCTGGTTCTCTGTTCGCCATCGGTGACTGGATTAAAGCATCTAAATACACGGATGATACCGTTGCCAACGCAGCCAAGACGGCAGCAGAGAAGGCTCAGAAGGCGGCAGAGACTGCACAGACGAACATTACGAACCTCGGCAAGACCGTCACCACCAACAAAAAGGCATTCGATAACTACGTCAATGATGGATACCTAGAGCCATCGGAGATTGCGGCTATGGCGCAGGACTCAAAACGACTTGAAGATGCTTTTGCAGCCGCCGAGAAGTCTTACACTGAGGTGAAGGGAGCAGAGGTACTGAAGGACACCAAGGAACTCACTGACCTCAACACTGCTTTTGTTACCCTCTCTACAGCCAAGACGGAACTCGTTACGTATCTCTCAGATATATCAGCAAGATACAATGCGGCTAATACTGAGAAAAAGGCTACCATCGTATCTGCTGTCGGAACGAAGTTTACCAACTTCCAAAGCGCATATTCTGCCTTCTATGACAAGCTGGGTTTGGCAAACGCATATATCACTAGCAAGATATATGGCGACCTCGGTGTAGTTATAGGTGACGTAACCAGCCTTGCTTATTTAAAGAAGGCTCTGATGGATACTCCCGATACAGAGATTAACGGAGGTCTGGTTCTTACATCACTCATCGGTTTGCGAGACACGGACGGAAACACTACGGCAGGTATCAATGGTATAACGGAGAAGTCTGCAAAGGGAGGTGGTGTCGCCGCTTGGTTCGGTGGCGAAATGGTCGATAAGGACTACAACGATGGCTCTAAGACTCCTGCCAACACCATCTTCCGCTTCGATGGCTCGGGCTATGTGGCAGGTGGTGCAATCTGGTGGGGAACTGATGGTAGGGTTCACGCTGACCCTACGTCATTTATCATCAGCGAGAAGAATCTTGGCGCATACCTCACCTTCTTTGAACCAACATGGAAGGCAGGAAGTGCAGGAACGAGCGTTGCCGACCTTGTGTCGCTGAAGCCAAACGCACCATTCTCTAAACTTGGTGTATCGGGCGATGCTACATTCGAGGGTGCTATCACTTTCCACGGTATCAAAATCACCTATGATGCGACCAACAAAGCTATCAAGATTGATGGTAATCTCTATGCCACAGGCGGCATCACAGCATACGGAGCAGCAAGTAGTGGCGCAGGCGGTGGCGGCTTGAATGCAAGCGTAATCAGCTATGCGAGAATCTTAGAGGGAAGCTATACAGATGCAGACTTGACTAGTATCCCGAACGCCTATGCTATCAAGGCTCTCAGCAGCCGAATTGACAACATAGCCACAGAACTTGGCGATTTGAATCTCTCTTGGAATAACATTACGGGTAAACCATCAACGTTCGCACCTAGTGCTCATAAACATAAATGGGTAGATATTACAGATAGAATCACGAAGGTAAGCCAGCTTACCAACGATGCTGGGTATCTGACTGCCCATCAGTCTCTCGCAAGCTATTATACCAAAGCGGAGATTGATGCAAAGGGCTATACCGCAAACAAGGGTACTGTTACATCTGTAGGACTTACACTTCCTGCAGGTTTGGTGTGCGCAACAAAGACCATCACAACAAGCGGCACGTTTGCCATTAGTCTTGCCTCTGGGTACTCCATCCCAACAACGACAAAGCAGACGGCTTGGGATGGTGCGGTATCAGCAAAGCATACTCATAGCAATAAGTCTGTGTTGGACGGCATTTCATCCACTAAGGTAAGTCATTGGGATAGTGCCTATGACTGGTACGCCCTTATGACTACTGACGAGGAGACTGCGGACGGAATTATCAATAAGTGGAACGAGGTGGTGAGCTTCCTCGCCAATATTGCGCAGACAGACACTTTAAGTGGTATCGTTGATGGAATCAATAAGTCGATATCTGATGAGGTAACAAGAGCAAAAAAGGCAGAAGGGGTAAACGCTTCGGGCATATCCACCAATAAGACGAATATCACCACCTTGCAGGGCTACTTTACAAGCGGTTCAGCGAAAAAGGCTCTCCAGCTCACGAATGCTCGCAAGCTTTGGGGAAATTCATTCAATGGTACTTCTGATATTAATGGAAGCATCATCGTGCCTAACGGAAAGTATATCTCCATCGGCAACATAAAGATGGAGTATGATGCAACCAATAAGGCGTTGAAGATTACGAACACTACGACTAACGAGGTGGCAAACCTCTATACTAGTGGTGGAGTGTCTGCCTATGGCGTGGGAACATCATCATCAAGTGGTGGTGGACTCAACGGCTCTGTAAAGGCTTATGCTGATGCTATCAGGCTTACTACGGAAAACCTTTCCGAGATTGCTTCTGCATACTCAGTAGCAAAGCTCTATTCGGAGATTCAGAATGTGGCAAGTGCTGTTCCTAGTATCAGCGTGTCTGTGCCAACTGGCGGCAATGCCCTCACTGGTGCAACGTATGCCGCCAGCACTGGTGTGATTACTTTCGCGAAGGGTACGTTCCTCACGGCTCATCAGTCTCTCGATGGTTACGTGAATGCGATAGCAGTTAGCGGAAGTGGAAATGCCGTTACTGCCGTTACAAAGAGCGGCAAGACCATCACCTTCACGAAGGGTGCTACATATCTCACCTCGCATCAGAGTTTAAGTAATTATTACACCAAGAGTAGTGTAGATTCTCTTCTTAATGGTAAGTCTGCTACTACTCATACACATAGTGTAAAGATTAACGGTATCACTAAAACCATTGCGGCTAGTGGTGGAGATGCTGTAGATTTGGGAACTTATCTCACAACACATCAAAGTCTCGCAGCTTATGCAACTCAGAATTGGGTTAAAAATGAAGCTACTGCTCATAACGCAGATATGGTAGATAATTATCACGCTAGTGGTTTGTTTACTGGTTTCAGTATTTCTGATGTTGCAAACAAGGTTACTATTAGTATTGGTGGAACTTCTAAAGCACTGAATTTAGTAAGAGCTTTTCCTAGTGGTGTTGGAAACAATTTTAACGATATTGCAACACACGGGAATAGTATGGGTATGTCTAATATTGCAGCACCTTATGCTAGTTCTACTGCTAACTATCAAACGTTGAATGGTTATGTTAATCCTAATGGACAAACTGGTTGGCATCATTATATTAATCTGTCTTATACTGACAGTAATAATACGGCAACTTCTCCTAATATGTGGCAAACTCAGTTTGCTATAAAAGCTGGCACTACTGAAGTTTATGTCCGTTCTAGAGATGGAGGCAAGATAAGCAATAGTGATGCTTGGGCTGCTCCTTGGGTAAGACTTGCTAGAGTTACTGACAATGTAGCATCTGCATCAAAAGTTGCTAATGCTCTTTCTTGGAGCGGTTACAGTAGTGGTTCTTATAATGGTTCTGCTGCAATGTCTATTAGTATTCCAAACAATACTAATCAGCTTACTAATGGAGCAGGGTTCATTACAGCTTCTGCTAGTATTAGCGGTAATGCTGGAAGTGCTACTAAGTTACAGAATCCTAGAACTATAAACGGAGCATCGTTTAATGGTACTGCCAACATAGTAACTTCTTATTGGGGAACAACAAGAAAGCTTTGGGGCAATAGCGTGAATGGTAATGCTGATGTAAATGGCAGTATAACTATTGCTAATACTGATGGTGTTTATGTGCAAATTGGTGATGTCAGATTAGTTTATGATAAAGCTAATACTGCCATTAAAGTAGTTAAGTCTGATGGTACAACCGCAGCTAATTTCTATGCTACTGGTGGCATTACCGCCTATGGTGAAGGTAGTGGCTCGTCAGGTGGTGGTGGGTTGAATGGTAGTGTGAAGAGCTATGCAGATGCCTTGAAGCTTACATCAGAATCGCTCAGTGAGATAGCATCAGCTTACTCAATTAAGCAGCTCTCTACTAGAATCACGTCACTGGAAGGTGGTAGTGCTACTGCTATCTCTGTCAGTGGCAGCGGTAATGCGGTTACGTCTATCACCAAGAATGGTACTACTATCAGCGTAGTTAAAGGCAGCACGTTCCTCACCAGCCACCAAAGCCTTAGTGCTTACTTGAAGTCTGCGGATGCTGCTAACACTTACAGTAAGCTTGGACACACTCATAGTCAGTACTTGACTTCTCATCAAAGCTTTACTGATTTGTGTGCAACACTCCTTGTAGGTGATGGTGTTGTTGTGAATGATACTGAATTTGTTACATCGATTGCAGATGCAAATGGGTTTAGTAATACAAGTGCGTTAAACAGACCATATAAAAGAAAAGCTAGCAAGTTATGGGAATATATTAAGAATAAAGCTAATTCTTTGTATCAACCTATAGGAGACTATGCAACTCAATCGTGGGTTAATAATAAAGGTTATATTACCTCTTCTAGTTCTATATCAGGTAATGCTGCAACAGCAACAAATGCAGATAAAGTAGATGGTTATCACGCTTATCAATTATTTCGAGATTTAGGATGGTGGAAATCTAGTGAAACTCATAACGCTAATGATATAGAAGGTAACGCTTCAGTATTTGCATATAGTACTCATTCTAATGTTCCAACAACTGGAGTACTTACTACATTTAGTGGAGGAGATGATGCTTATAATTGGCAAATGATTAAATCATATGGTTTGAGGAATTTATATATTAGGTATCGTAATGGAGATAATAAAATTTGGTCAAATTGGATACGTTTACTTGATGAAAATGACTTGACATGGAGTAGTATTTCAAATAGACCTACAAACGTAAGTCAATTTACGAATGATAGCGGTTATATAACTTCTAAAGCAAGTATAACAGGTAATGCAGGTAGTGCAACTAAATTGCAAGTACCTCGTAATCTTTGGGGTAATTCATTCGATGGTACAGAAAATATTGGTGGTACTATACTTCCATCTGCCACACATAGGTATAATCTTGGTAGTACAACATATATGTTTGAGAGAACATGTACTAGATATATAGAAACCGATAGTGGATATGACCTTAGACTTATTTGTGCAGGTAATGAGTTAATAAGATTAGGTTCTAGTGACAATGTAGTATATTTTAATAGTCAAGGTTTAAGCATAAAGAATGATGTCAGTAGTGGTTGTTCTATGTCAATATCAGAGATTAGAGATAGTGAATTAAATTACGGTCAAATTAATGTTGTAGATACTAATGGATCAAGACCTAAAGGTCGTCATTTAGTGTTACAATACGAGCAAGGAAATGTAGGTATAGGAGTAAAATATCCTTCAGAGAAACTTGAAGTTAATGGAAATATATTAGTTAATACTTCTAGTACTTCTGATGGTAAAGGTTTAAAAATTAAAGCTAATAGTAGAAACATACTATTTGGTGTTGGAACTTCAACTAAAATAGGAGTATATAATTATAGTAGTAATAATTGGTTATTTTGTACTGATACTTCTACATTTTATACTAGTGGTGGTATCCTTGCTACTGGCGGCATCACCGCATACTCATCCTCAGACATCCGCTTGAAGCAGGATTTGCGGAAGCTGGACTACTTGGGCATCATCAAGGCAATGGGTGGCACGTTCGGCTTTGCTTGGAAGAAGGACAATACAAGGTCTATCGGCTGGATTGCCCAGCACGTCTTGTGCAACCCTCACTTAAAGGACATCGTGGAGACTGATGAGAAGGGCTACTACAAAATTAACTATTGGTCTCCGAAGCTGATTGCAACGGCATTTGGTGCTATCGAGCAGGTGGGCGATGAGGTGAGCAGGTTGAAGGCTCGTGTGGTCTTCCTCGAATCAGAGGTTCAGCGATTGAGTGGAAAGCAGGACAGAAGTGACAAGAAGAGATTAGATAACAAGAATATTAATTTATTAAATTAGATTAGAAAATGGGAAATTTAAAGATTAACAAGAAGAGTGAACAGACAACCGCCACTTACACAAAGGGTGGCTATCGAGTAGAAATCACCTACAATGTTGACAAGACGGGTGGCAACATCGACAGCATCAACATGAGTATCTACGCAGATACCAATGGTAACTATCTCGGCAACGCGAACGCAAGCTTCAACGGCAGCGAGCTGACCTACAACATCAGCGGCATCCCTCAGAGCAAGCTCAGTGAGGTTTCAGCATTGATTGAGGAGGTTGATTCCGCTATCGCTACCAATATGGCTAGCGAGGCAGCAGAGTAAGTATCGTGAGTATTAACGCAGGGTGGCTCTTATAGAGCTGCCTTGCCTAGTGTTTTAAGTTTTAAAGATTAAGCGTATGTCTCTATCTAATAACAAAATCACTGCTCCAGTGAGCGTGGGTGATGTTGCGGATTGTCTCGGAATGAACCGCAGCAGTACCTTGGCAGACCTATGCACGTCATCGAAAATTAACGTCTGGGCGAAGTACAAGCCTACCGTATTTCCATCACCCTTTCCTGACGATTGGTATAAGGCGAAGGATGGCAACTACGGCATCAATATTACGGTAGAAAACGGCAAGAGCAACTGGAAAGACCTTGTGGCAGAATACTCCAAGACCAATAATGGCTATACCACCTTATATAACAAGCCAACTGGCGGTGCGTCTGCGCCATTCCGCTTGGGTGATTTCAGAGGGTATTTTCACAATGCCAATCCCGAGGTGAAGGACTATCTATCCACCAACGTGTTCATCCGTGAGAGTGATACCAATCAGATACTCACGGAACACAATATCGTATCGGCAGATGGCTTACAGGTAAGCTACTTCGACTTTGCTGCATTCAAGGATAAGTACTTCGGCTACATCATCACCGACAAGAGCAAGTCCACCCTCATGTTCATCACCACCGCATCTAGCGTGGGCACATTCACCGTGCCGCTGCCAAAGAACGCCCTCCAGGTAGGCGATTACCTTGCCTTTCCGATGTTCTGCTCATTCAACTACTCCAGTGACCACACCCTTCATCAGATGACTTGTTACGCCATCCCAAACCTCGCAGGAGGCAAGCAGCTCTCCATCATCAGCCAGTCACAAGCTGTTGCAAGCAACTTCGCACAGATTATGGCAGAGCAGAAGCTTGGTAGAATCATCGTAACGCTGAAGATGAAGAATAACGCCACTACAGTAAAAAATGTTGCTGTATATTGCGTATATCAGACCGACCCGTCCAAGGGACAGAGTATGGTCGTAGGAGAGTATATGAATACGGTAGGAACGATGAATGCAGGTGAAACCAAGACTGTCAGATTCACAAATCTTACAAGTGGAAAATCGTATAAGATATACGTGATAGCAAATGGCACTTGGGTTGTAAAGGGTCTTTTACCATTTAGTAGTATTATGCCCGATATGTAGTAGATATAAAAAAGTATAACGATAAAAAAGAAAGAAATATGAGTGTAAATAACGGAATAATCACCCCCCCCATATCCATCAACGATGTTAAGTCGGTGCTGGGAGAATTATCAACTAATGATTTGGCTACTCTTTGCAAGTCCGCCAATATAAACAAGTGGTCTCCACATAAGCCTGTCCACTCCAGTAAACTATTCGATTTAAATGATGCCGATTTTGGAATAACCGACAAAACATTCAAACTTATAGTTCCATCTTATTCAAGATTAGAGGATTTATGCCGAGACGTAATTATTAAAACTCCATCATATACTTATGAGAAGCCGAAGGGGGGAAGTTCTTCGCCTTATAGGTTAGGAGATTTCAAAGAATATAATTCCGTGATAACGAGAGGATGGAATTACAACAACGCTAAGGTTGATGCTTCTAGCACCTCTGGGAAGATGAATATGTATTATTACACTAGAGAAGACCACGCAAGTGGAAGTTATCTGAACTTATGGGACTTCTATGTCTTTAATAGTTGTTATTTTGGAGTTGCAGTAATTGACCGACAAGGGAATGTTGGTGCATTTATAACGAATGCGCAAAAATGCAACAGTGGATATTGCAACGCTTCAGTATTTGGAATGAACGATATAGGCAATGGAATTTTCTATGTTGTGCCGTTTATGAGCAATACTCCATTTACGTCTGTTAAGTATGATTCCGCAAACACGAGACAGGCTATATTTTATCCTATTGATGGATTGCCAGCCGTAAAGTGTCAGAAGGGCTATAGCACAGAAGACCCAATAACGAAGGTTAAGTTTAAGCTTGCGAATAAAGACTTGGATTACAGAGACCCAGTTAGTGGCATCGTTACTCCTGGAAAAGCAGGTAAATATATCTATCTACACAATTATAGCAGTACGACAAAGTATAATGGTATAATGATACAAGTAGAGAAGAATGGGAATGTTGTTGCAAGATTGAATAAAAATATGCAAACGTTCGGGTTAAAGCCAAATAGTGACATGGATTACTATATCGAAGTAAGCGAGTACTTGAAAGATACTGGAAATGTATTTGTGGCTTACGTTCTCACCGAGAAAGCAGACACATTGCGACCTAGTGATTATCCAACGTGGGGAAGCTGATTTTTAAATTCGTAAATTTTGCTCCTCCTGCATTGCTATTCGGAATTATTTTCTTAACTTTGCACTGTTAACAGAAAAGGTATTCTGCTATGGCAATCTGGCGAAGAATATTGTATAACATAAAAATAAAGAAACAATTATGAAGAAGATTAAGACAATCGAGGCTGTCGCAGCCTACAGAACATTGAAGGCATTGAAGACATCATCCATGAGCGATGATGCCGCTATGCGAGTATGGAAGAATATGAAGGCTCTGCGCCACGTAGCCGATACCTACGACAAGGATGTGGAGGAAGCGCAGGAGAGCTTGAAGGACGATAAGTTCGAGGAGATGCAGCGCAAGCTCCAGGAGTGCCAGCAGTTGGAGCAGAAGCACGCCGATGAGGGCTACGAATACACCAAGGAGGATTCCGCCAAGTTTGCGGAGGTTAATGAGTACTTCTTTAATCAGAAGCAGAAGACCGAGAAGTACTTCTCAGACCTTGCCAATGCCGAGGTAGAGGTAGCTATTGAGGATGTTGACGAGAAAGAGCTTTTCAAGGCAGCGAAAGATTGCGGCTTGAAGTTCGCCGATATGGAGAGCCTTGAGGTTGTGATAGGATAAACACTGATAAGTAGATATAGAAATAGCGTTAGACTGGCATTCTTTTTCAGTTCTAACGCTATTTTTGTGACTTATTACTTTCAGATTGTTACTTTTTATAAAGTTTAACAATAAAATATTGCGCAAAACGAACGGAATTGTGCAATATTGTTTATTTTTGCAGAACTTTCCTTATTATTAAGAATAAGGAACTAAGAATAAATAATAACCCCAAAAACAAAAGGAGAAGAATTTATGACTAAAGAGGAAGAAGATGAAGTCCATCGGTTAGTTCAATCAGTCGGTGTTGTACAGTTGTCAAGAGTAATGTTTAAGGACATGGACGTTAGCGAAATGATAAACGTCATTATCCTTGCAGGTAGAGGCTACAGCATAAAGCTACTCACTTGGTTTAAGTATTATTGTGAAGTGATGCCTCTGTTTATCATACTTTTTCATATTGCATGCATGGTAACATTTGCGTCTCATGAAAAAGAAATGTGCGTATGGTTTAAGGAGAATTGGGTATCGGCAGCATTTATCTATTTTTCCGTTTACATCCATCCGCTTGTACTTATAATTGCGAGCAGATTCTTTTGGCTCTGCTACAGATGGCGTATTCCGATGATAATCTACCTATTTGGGATAAATGCTATTCATATCGTATACTGGAATGTTTTTACCACCAACGAAATGGTGGAAGCTAATGTTGTAATACTTGTAATGACCATTATATTTTATGTATATGGTTTTGCCGATAAGTATTTCTCAGGCAAGGGCTGTCAAAGTTTAATCTCTAGATTATAATGATATGGGAAAGTTATTTGGTTATCACACCTTGGGAGTGTTATTAAAATCGTTATCGGATTCTTGTTTTCGAGCAGACGAGCAAGAGAAGAGAGGGGAGAAGGTAACTGCTTGCGGAATGAGTAGCGATGAGATAGAAGACCTTTGTGAGAACTATCTGCCGTATGCTCTCAACCCGATGCTATCTACCGAGGAGGTTAAGGAAAAGCTTCACATTTCTGATGCTACATTGAATCGTATGGTCGCTAGGGGTGATATTCCTAATGGTGAGTGCAAGAAGCGAGGACACACTAGGTATTGGAAGAAGTGGGACATACTACACTTCATTAAGAGTAAGAGAGGTAAGTGATTGCCTCTCTTTTTTTTTGTTATTTATGACATTACCTTCTATCACCTTAAATCTCTGATAATCAACCGATAAAAGAAAGTGTGATAGAGTTATATTTACTCTCCCCTATTCTTCGCACCTTTGCATCCGTAACGTTACAATAGTGTTAGTTAATATTAAGGATTTCAAAAGATTGTATTATGGAAATGACAGATGCAAAGGTCGTAGAGAAGAAAATCTACGAAGATGGTAAGAAGGAGTATGCCAGCAAGGGTTTGGCAGGAACAGCCCTCGGAATTGGCATCGGTGGCTTGGCTTTAGCTTTGCTCAACGGCAATGGTCGTGGTGTGTTTGGTTCACTTGGTAATGGTATGCCAGATAATGTGAATATCAACACCTATGGTGGTATGACTGCAAGTAATACTGCTCCTACAGCCCTTGAGGTAATGGAGAAGGAATGCGCTGATGAGGTGAAGTTGCTTACCGACATGTTCGGTTTGAAGCTCGACACAGCTAACAAGTTCTACGCTATGCGTGAGACTGACATCGCAGAGAAGTTCGGTCTTTACAAGTCGCAGGTAGATGCTATTAACGCTGAAAACCGCAGAGCGATTGACGCAGAGTTTGGTCTTTATAAGGCTAGCAGAGACCAGAATGATGCAACCAACGCTAAGATGGCTGCATTGGAGACAAAGATTGCCGTTATGGAAGCCCTCACTCCTTACAAGGAGAAGCTTATGATGGCTTACGTTAACGAGAAGACCTGCAACTGCTTGCGTGGTCAGTTGGTACTCCCATCTACGCCAGTAATTTCGGGCTACGGCAGCTATTGCTGTAACGGTACTGTTCCTTCCACTCCCACTACAGGAGCGTAACAGAGCAGTAAGGAAGTCTGTAAAAAGGACTAAGAAGAAATGAGTTGGTGAGGGGTGTTTGCCCTCGTTGGTGAATGCCCTCTCACCTCTCTATAATATATCACCAACTTTAAAGATATTTGATTGTTATGATGAATTTTGGTAACAGCCCATTATTGGATATGGGTACAAATCAGCAGCAGCCGCAGATGATGGATGCCGAGCTACAGAAGATGTACGAAGCAATACAGCAGAAGCGAGCATCTATCAACATGCAAGCACAGCAGTCTTCCACCCCTTTATGGGATGAGATTGATAAGATTGAAGACAATCTTACAGGCGCACAACGTCAGTACTTGATGCAGAATCAGGAATACGTTAATAGCTTGCAATATGTGTCTAAGCTAGTGCAAGACGAGGAATTGCGCATCATACGCCCTCGTATCGAAAGCACTCAGCAAGGACAGGAGGCATTGAAGAAGCACTTATCTTTGATGCAAAGACTAAGAAAAGAAGTAGCGCAAGCAGAAGAACAGAAATCTGCTATGCTCAACGATTATATGACTAACCATAGTGATAAGACTTGGCAAGAATACCTTGTATGGTACAATAAGACAAAGAAAGGAGAAAACAAAAAATGAACGTAACAGAACTTAAAGAGAAACTGCTTACATCGCTTGATTTGTGGGCAGATGCTAGAATAAGTGATATGGTGAAAGAGAACCCTGCATTGACTATCCCTTCAGTGTACATGAAGCGAGCTTCGCACAATATCATCGCCAAGCACAAGGATAGTTGGGGCAAAAGCATTGACAACGCTACCATATTCATTGCCGATGAAAACGGAAACATAGATGCTGATACCATATTCTCAGACCTCATGCAGATGTTGGAGAATATAAGCAACTACGAATTTGATTTCGGCTTTGTCAAAGGTCGCATTGATGGCGGTACTTTGTCTATTGATTTGCCTGATAATATTATAACGACAATATTGTTCGGCAGCAAGAAGAGTATCAGCTTTACAAAAACTGACTTTGAGGAGTTGAAAAGTCTGATAACAGCAGAATAATCACATATATAAATACAAGACAATATGGAAGCAAAAGAGATTATGAGTAAGTTTGATGAGTTATATGGAATGATGGCATCATCAGCAAACGTGAAGTATATGCACACATTTGGAGATACGATGCGCTGCATGATGAAGGATATGGCATCGAAGCACCCAGAGCTTGCGCAAGAGTATCTTGATAAGCTTTGCGCTATCAAGTGGAAGAACTATCTCACCAAGAAGGAGGCGTTGGATATTATCGGTAAGATGAATCCCGAAGCAACCTGGAATATGCAAGGATGGTTGGACGAAATGGAAAAATTGGGCTTATGTATGGAGGATAAGCCATATTACAATGATTATGCGCTGTATATAGCAATGAATCAGGTAATAAGCGACCACGGGGAAACCATAGTTGCAATAAAGGGCGAGAAATCTCTTTCTGATATAAATGAGGATGAACTTGTAAAATACGCTTACAAGTTAGCCCTTGACCTACTGAAAGATAAGGATGGCGTATATAATATAAGAGAATACTTTTTGAAGTAGATATACTGTTTGAATCATTTGTAAAGAGGAGCTTTTGATAAGTTCCTCTTTATTTGTTTACACCCGATTATCTATTTCCTTCTGTCTTTCGATTTAAAAAGCTATCTTTGCATCAAAAACAAAATATGGTAGGACAAGTAGGAAATACGGGTACAAGAGCGGCAGGGATGATGCTATTCGGGGATGAGTTAAGTTGTATGTTACTCGATACCCGATGGATGCTTATTGCCATCGTTCTACTTATCATTGCTGACTATCGCTTTGGCTGTGAAGAAAGTAGCCTTCGACATAAAAATGCTTTAGAAAGCAAGAGCCCTCTCCTTGCTGATAGATATGAGTTCAGAGTATCACGAGCAAGACGTAGAACAGCAAATAAATTTGTGGACTACCTCATCTACATAATGGTAGGTGTATCTCTTGGTAGAGCTTTATTGCCGCAGCTTGATATTGATTATATTTGGGGTGGCTGGGTTGTTACTGCATTTATTGCGGTAAGAATAGAAATCCCAAGCATACTAGGACATTTCTTATTTGTTCGTGGCGTATCAGTAGAGAAGAAGACAATAATGGGCTTCATTAAAGCCTTTGTCGTAGCTCTTGCAAAATCTAAGAGTGAAGGCGTTGGTGATGCCTTAGAAGAAGGATTTAAAGCAACGGAGGATAGAAAATGAGAGTAACAAGAAAACAGATGGAAATCATCATGCCGAATGCTGGAGATAGGATTGATATATATCTTCCTTATATCAACGATTACGCAGATGCTTTCAATATCAACACTCCACTTCGCATGGCACATTTCCTTGCACAAGTGGCTCACGAAACCGCAGAGTTAGTACATATACGAGAAATCGGAAATGCTGACTACTGTCATAAATATGAGGTTGGTAAGCTCGCAAAGATGTTGGGCAATACTCAGAAGGGTGACGGCTACAGATATAAAGGTCGTGGCTTCTTGCATTTAACAGGAAAAGCGAACTACCAAGCTTACACGAACTCAAAGTACTGCAAAGGTGATGTTGTAGCAGAGCCAAAGCTCTTGGAGAAACCGAAAGGAGCAGTAAAAAGCGGTATGTGGTATTGGTTAGTAAGAGGATTGAATGCCGTAGCTGATAAGAATGATATTAAAGCGGTTACAAAAAAAATCAATGGTGGAACAAACGGCTTGCCGAGCAGAACCAAATATTGGAAGAGAGCTTTGAAAGCCTTTAATATATTATAAGCTTATGAAATGGGTTAAAGATTTGTTTTATTGTTTATCAATTTCAATGCTTCTGTTTCTTATGACGCAGATAGTTATCGGGTGTACGGCTACCCCGAAGGTGGTTACCAGACAGACTTATATCAGCGATAAGCAGTCACATTGGGATTCGATATTTAATGCTAGACTTTCGGCGACCTTTGAACTCTATCAGAGAACTCAAAGTGAGCTAAAAGAAAATAGCAAGTCTGAAACAAACCATATTAGAGATAGCACTTCTACAATGGTTGATAAAGATGGTAATATTCTCAGACAAGCCAAATATCACTACGAGAGCCATAACTATACAGAGGTATTCGTACAGAAGCTCAGAGATAGTATTTCTTATTATAAATCATATAAGGATAGTCTAAGCAAGTATCGACTCAAAATCGATTCCTTAGATAAAGCTAAACAAGATTCTGTTCCATATCCCGTATATATAGAGAAGCCGATGAATAAAATAGATGCTGTATTCTATCGATTAGGTAAGGTTACGGCGGTATTCGTGCTTCTCTTCATAGTAGGTATGATATTTTTGGCAATATATAAAAATAGAAAAAGATAAGACATTTTCAATAGTTACTAATATTTATAGGTTTTAGTTTTTTGGTTATAAGATTGTTGGATAACAAAGGCGGTTACTCGTGATGAGCAGCCGCCTTATTTTTTTTAGTACTTCTTGCCTCCGTGATGATACTCACGGGTTTCATTATAGCGCATCTTTAGATTAATGTGCTGTACGAGGTCGATACCTAGTGATTCTGCCCATTCAAAGGTAGCAACGATTATATCATTAAAATAAGCTTCGCAGAGCAAAGGATTATCAGAGGTAGTAAAGTTTAAGATACCTCTTGAAATGAAGTACGCATTAACTGTAAAATCTCTTGTTTCACAGAGTTCTATATTTTCTTCATCGGTTGTATATTCCGTTCTACACTTCACGTTTTTCAACCCCATAAGGTCAAATAAACGAATGCAGATGTCTGCCAATTCGCTTTCAACAGTTCCCTCAATATGTTCGCCGTAGAACTTTTCAAGCAAACCTCCGTGGTGGTCGTTAGCGATAACGCAATCAAGCCCACTTTTATCAAGCTTATCCATCCAACGCCCCTTGCGGTCAGCTTGAACGGCTTCCGTAACCTCTGTGCTAATCATCATAACCCAGTGTGCCGTAGGCTTCTTCTCTTCGTGCCATCCGTGTTTCACGGCATTGTTATAGGCACGTTCAACCCATTCTTTAACTTGTTTTCCTTCTATTACCATAATTATCTGTATTTATGTTTATTACACCATTTTCCACAATCTGTACATTCTTCTTTATCGCAGCAAAAGCCATCACCATAAACACTTTCGTTAGTAAATGAAACGCAATTACCGCAACAAGGCTCTTCATTCTCTTTTTTCATATAAATAACGTTTTATTGATTCACGCAATAACTTATTTTCCTCTGTAAGCAATCTAACTTCTTCTTGTAGTTGCTCTATGATATGCAAATACGATATTTCTTCAAGAGTTTTCATTTCATCAACTCCAATGAGAATCCTTTCTTCGCAACGTGAACCGCCTTACCAGTGGCTTTCGCTACCTCAGAAGAGAATAATACGGAATCGCCATTATTTGCACTCATGTGAATAAGAATAATCGCTTTCGTTCTTTCTAGTTTATTCTCTTTCAAGCAGTTCAGACATCTTTCCAAGCTCATGTGAGTAGCTTTCGCTCTAATGCCAATCTTCTTGGGAATAATGCCCTCTCTCACACTCTTATCAACCAACGAATCCATGTGATTGCATTCGATAAGGATATAGTCAAGTGGAAAAGACAGCTTATACTTTATATGATGGCTATCCGTAAGGAAAAGCATATCTCCCATATCGGGATGATAAATAATAAAGCCGCAAGGCTCTTTGGTGTCGTGAACTGTATCGAAAGCCTTTATAACGAAGTTACCAATACGAAACTCTTTAAGCATCGGTATGGCATTGTAATGAAAATCACCTTCCTTAATCTTCTTTTCTTCCAAAGTACCTTTGGTTGCAAAGATATTGAAAGGTCGTGCATACTGACGAATAAACCCTGCGTGGTCACCGTGGCTATGAGTAATCAAGCAACCGACAACCTTTTTGAGATTTCTTCCAAGTGCTTCTACGGCATCTTTTAAGGGCATTCCACATTCTATGATAAGTGCTTCATCATCATTCTGTAGAATATACCCATTACCAGAGCTTCCACTACCTAATGTAACTAATTGCATATTCTATACCTTATTATATATAGGAGAGAGATTCCTCTCTCTCCTATCCGTTATTTTACTGCTGCTTAAATATATCAGGCATTTCCTGTTTACCCATCGGCTGAGCCTTAGGCTTGGTTTGAGCCGCATTTTCTGCGGTCTGAGCGGTTTTCTGCTCATCACTTGGGGTATTATCAGCAGCCTTATTTTCCTCCTTATTCTCGCCATTATTCATACCGAGCGACTGAGAATTGGCTTGCTGTTCCTCTTGCTGCTGAGCTTGTGCGAGTTTCTCTTCGGCTGAAAGCTGCTCAACGTTATCGGTTGTAATCTCGGTATAATCGCCATCCTCCAAATCCTCTTTAACAGCAAGCCCGCAAGTAATTTCAGGACAATAGGCGTTCTGAAATCTTGTAGCAGCACGATAACGAAGCATCTGCTCTGGGTCAGCTTGCCAGTTGCTACCTTTTTTATCATACCATCCTTTTACTTTTGCTTGATGAATGGTGACAGTAGAACCTTTAAGCACTTCGCCTTGCTTATCGATAGCATAAGCGTAGCAGCCCCAATCGTCTTTTCCTTGCTCACCAACAAATTCATAGCGAAGAGGTGTTGCAAACAATCCGCTTGCATTGATACAAGCAATAAGAAATCTAGCGGAGAAAGAAGGCGTACCATAAATTACCGACAAGTTTTGCATAATCATAAGTGGATTTGTATGAATGCGCTGTGCTAAATCAATAGCAATCATTACATTACCTACGTTCCCTTTAAATGTATCAGGAACAATTGTGGACGCTGACAAAATCTGCGCCATTCTATAACCAGTATTAAAACTGTCTTGATTTGCGAACATACTAAGTCCGCTAACTTGTGGCTGTGAAACCACGATTCCATTTTCTGCCATAATTTTTATTTTATAAAGTTATTAAACTGATTTAATCTCCAAAGGCTGACCGTAGATACATTGCAAGTAGATAATCTGCTGCTCAACGGGAACGATATGCTCTGCCGATTCTTTGCGGTCAACGAACAGAGGTACGAAGATGTTTGAAGCCTTAGATATACCGCTGATAATATCAACGCCCATATCAATAACAGTTCCATCATTCGTATTATCGTAGTCAATACCATCCTTATCAATAGCGGTGCAGATTTCCTTCTCATCGTCATTGGTCTTATTCTGCTGATAGAACTTCCAACGAATGAGTGAGAAATATGAATTCACCTTTTGCTCAACAAGATTAATCTTTGCCTTCTTGTAAGCTTTGATTTGGCTGATAACTTCACTACAATCAGCAATAATCTGAGATAACTCAACAGAGCGATGATTGAGCTTTTCTTTCTCTGTATCAATACGCTTGTTGGTCTCCTCACCTGCGATTTTGTTAACTAACTCGTCACGTTGAGAAACAAGGGTCTTCTTTTTCTCCTTATTCTCTTCGATTGTAGCATCAACCTTCACAACAGGCTTACTTGCTTCAATATCGGCGAGGTCTTTATCAAAAACTACCTTTTCCGCAGCAGCTTCCCAAGTTTTGTTCTGCTTCTCTGTGCGCTCGTTAATTAACTTCTGATACTCAGATTGAGCATTCTTTACCTTATCCTCATCTTGTGCCTTGGTAATCTGCTCATAGGTATTGATATTACCTTTGAGGACAGTCATCTGTTGCTTAATCTGAGCAGCCTCATTCTGTATTTTCGTGAGTTCATCAGACTTATTCTTATTGAACTCGGCAACGGCGTTATCATACTCCTTTGCCTTCATTTCGTCCGTATAAGGACGACCACAAACTGGACAAACATCTGTTTGCTTATGGTTAAATTTCTTTTCGTTAGCATCATTCCACTCTTTAATCTTGTTATTGAAATTAATAGTGACCTCTGTCAAGGAAAACTTATTCTTCTTATTAGTCTCCATATTGATGGTATATGCAGATTTAGCGTCATTGATTTTCGTTGAAGCCGTAGAAATCTTCTTCGTAAGCTCATCAATCGCCTTAATCTTAGCATCTTGCCATACCTTCTGTGCATTTGCAACCTTTACGTTATGCGCTTGCAACTTATTGAGGTACTCTTCCATAGCAGGGTCTTTCTCAGTCGTTCCCTCCAATGCCGCATCTATAGCAGCAATATCAGCATCAATCTTTGCCTTCTGTGCTTTGAGAGTAGTAAAATCGGCATCAACTCTAAGAGCCTCTTGTGCCTGAACCTTTGCAGGTATCAAATCTAACTCCTCTTCCGCTTTCTTCTTTGTTGCCTTCTGCTGTGTAAGCATATCGGAGAGTTCTTTCTTCTCTTCAATTACGCCCTTATACACCATAGGATAAGGCTTCATCAATTCTTCTTCATTGATTTTGCCAGCCAACGACATAAGCATTTTTCTTCTGTCATCAACCTTATAAGACATAAAGATATTGATATTAGACAGAACGAGCCATCTTTTGAGCGGACAAAGTTCTTCGAGCTTGGCGTTAAAATCTTTCTGTGAAAGAGGAACGTCATTAATAAGTCGCTCTTGTGTAGTACTTTGCAACTTCTCATCTGTTGTACCCTTATTTTCCCAATTCTCAGAAAGGATACGCTGTACCTTAATCTCTCGCTCATCATTGTAGTTAAGTACTACAGTGACAGAGGTTTCAAGATGATGAATAACATCATTATTAATATCAAGAGGTTGTACGGTGGCATTCTTTTTGCTAATAACGCCGAAGATTGCCCAAAGATAGGCATCATAGATAGTTGTCTTACCTACCTTATTTGCGCCACTAATAACCATATTGTGGCTAAAGTTAATTTCTTGACCCCGAACCTTCTTGAAGTTCTGTAAGGTCATTGACTTGATTTCAATTTTCATTGTTGTATTTTTTATTAGCGTTAAACGGTTTATATTCGTGACCAGCCTTAAAACCAATGAGTGCTTTCGCAAGTTCTTTGCTTAATTTGCTACATATAGCATTAACGATACTAAGGTCAGTTCTTACATCTTTCTTTCGCTCCTTATTGGCATCGGATTCCATCAGTGATAGCATTTGCGCTCTTTCGGTATCGAACTTCTGTAAAGCCTCCATCAGATTCTGCGGATTGATAGTATTACCTACATATATCTTTCCATATCCCCCACCTACAAGTGATTCAAAAAAGTAGGTAAGTTCGCTTGGAGATAGATAATAGTAGATATTTCTAATACGCCTTGCCATAAAGACAACTTGTAGGCTATTTACCGAATTTCCAGCACCAAGAAGTCTAAATGTATCTAATAATTGAGCTTTCACCCATTTTAGAGCGAACCCTTCTCCATAATCATTATCTAAAGATGCTAATGTATTGGTATCTTTAAGAGCAGAAGTTAGTGAAGATACTGGCTTTTTTCGCTCACTGATTAAAGGATAATTGGTTTCTACCCACTCTTCAAAATTAATCAGCGTTAAAGACCGCTGCTGCTGTTCTTGCGAAATTAAGCTCTGTTCGCTGCTGTTGTTGCTGTACTTCATCATACTCAGAATATACTTCATCCTCCCAGGCACGGGAATTAAGATAAGTTAGAGGGTGCTTCTGATACACCTTCTTAGTAATTGATGCAACATATCGTGGCGTAGCTGCCATACAAGCGGCTCTATCCTTCTTAGTCATGTGCATCCACTTCTTTAAGCATTTCTGCTTGCCGACACACTTACCATACATCTTCCACCATTTTTCAAACTCATCATTAATGATAGAGACAGATTGCGGAGGTGTTATCTCGTAGCCTTGTGATTCTAATAATGTGATTGCTTCTTGTATCTCCTTTTCCATATTTACACCTTATTATATATTATATATACTCGCCACCCCAAAATCGAGTAATCTCTGACCCTGCGATAGCTACTTGACCATTCGGTCTTACAGTTCTATTAAGGAATCCACCTTTAATATAGCGGTAGATAGTCGTTACACTAACACCTAGCTTTTCAGCAGTCTCCTTGATAGAATATCTGCCTTTCGGCTTCACATCAGGCGGTTCGTTTATCATCGTTACCTCCTTTCTTTTTATTGCGTTTGAGGATTCCATAGATGCTAGCCTCACACGCATATTTGAAGTCACTCATTGTACGCCGCACAGCCTCAGACTTCTTGAAGCCCTGCTTCATGTAGTTCTCTACAGATTGAACTACCAAGCTTTCTTTCTCTTTTTGAGACTTAATAACCATATTTAACTATAAATTTATATAGAAATTAATATAAAATCACTATCTTTGCAACCGAAATATATCGGTGCTTTGTAATTACACCGCAAAATTAATAAAAAAATTCGAGAAACTATTATTTTCTATTAATATTTTAATAATAATTAATATAAAACGTATGAGTACACTATTGGAAAGAGCAAAAAAGGTAGCTGAGCACAAAGGAATGTCAATGGCTCAGTTTCAGGAGAAGATTGGTGTGAGCATCAGTCATTTCTATAATACAGATAAATTATCATTGAAGACAAAGAGAGCTGTTTCAGAGGTCTTCCCTGATATTAATGCTGATTGGCTTGAAACGGGCGAAGGTTTTATGACTAACAATGATAAGCTACAAGAGGAAGGTAAATTTTATAAAGTACCCCTTCTTCCTGTTGCTGCGCAAGGTGGCACTCCAAATAATTTTGAGTATCAGATACAGCAGCACGATTGCGAAATGATGATTTCTCCTATTGAGAATATTTCGATGGCAATCACAGTTACGGGCGATAGTATGTCACCAGAGTACCCAAGCGGAAGTAAGGTTCTTGTGCAGAAGATTAACGAGAAGGCTTTCATTGAATGGGGCAACACTTATGTTCTCGACACCGTTAATGGTGCTATCGTTAAGAATGTATTCCAAGCAAAGGGCGATGATACAAAGATTATCTGCCGCTCGGTGAACCCTAATTTTGCAGACTTTTCCGTTGATGTCTCTGATATTAGAGGATGGTACAGAGTGCGCTGTTGTATCACCATAAAGTAACGTTAAAAAACGTAAAACGTGCAAATTTCGTGCAAACCGATTATCACAAAAGGCGTAAGTATTTGAATAACAAGTCGAAAGAAAGCACATACTGCATATTGTTAGAATATGCAAATAATTTCGCACTTAT